CAACGATACTACTTTGAAGCCATCTCCACGCTCAAAAGTAAAGAGAAGTTGGAACTCTACGATGCAATCTGCGCATACGTTTTTGAAGAAAAAGACGCAACTTTGAACTCAAAAAAAGCAGAATCTTGTTTCATTTTAATTAAGCATTTGCTTGATGAAGAGTGGAAAAGAAGCGATATTGCGTCAAAAGGATGGTCTACACGAAAGTCAGCTCATCCTCATGTCATAAATGAGATGAAGGTCAGCTCATCTATGAGTTCACAGTCAGATGACAATGAACCCATTGTATCAACTGACAGTCAGACGAACGTCAAGACCTTGCCGGAGAGTGCAGTCAAGAAGAAACCTGACATCTTCTCCGACTTTGCTCATGGCGATAAAGCCCTGTTGGAATCCCTGCGAGAGTTCGCACAGATGCGTACAAGAATCAAAAAGCCTATGACAGACCGGGCAAAACAGATGCTCTGCAACAAGCTGGAAAAGTTTGATCGGCATGATTGGAAAGCCATTCTCGACCAGAGCATTTATGCCGGATGGCAGGACATTTACGCATTGAAGCAGGATGACCAGTACGAGCAAAGTACGGAGATGGAGTTTCCTAGACTATGACAATGGACGTTCAAACGGTATTTATCGGTGCGCTGATGCTCTGCAAGCCGGGCGTTGTGGATGAAATCATACCAGACCTTGAACTTGACTTGTTCAGACCTGAGCTGAGAGACGCTTTTGCGGCTGTTCAGGGCTATTGGACGGCTAGGGGTAAGATAGATATAGTCGAGATAAACACGCAGCATCCAGACGTAGCGCAGACGCTCTTGTCGTGTGTACAAACCTGTGAATCAGAGTGTGTACGAATTGACAGGGAGCAGATACAGCGTTGGGCACAGCTTATCAGAGAACAAGCTGCACTCACTTGTGTGCAAGGTCTGGCGTTTCAGATGACCAGCGAGCTTACCGACTATTCTGATCTATCAGACATTTACCAGCAGATGGGCGAAGCGATGAGCCTGAAAGCTGAGGAAGAAGATGCGTGGACATACGAGGATGTGCTGAACGACTATGTGCTTCACATGGACGAGAAGCCTGTGTACATCAAGACAGGCCTAGAGCGTCTGGATGAAGCACTGCACATCTCACCGGGTGATTTTATCATCATCGGCGGCAGACCGTCTGCGGGCAAGACAGCCCTATCTCTGCAAATAGCAGCAAGCATGGCAAAGCAGGACTACACCGTGTACTATTTCAGCCTAGAGACCAGCAAACGCAAACTGGGCGCGCGTCTGATGGCTAATCAGATATATTGCCCTCTGGACACGGTGAAGAACAAGGCGGTCAGCTTGAATGAGATTGACGGACAGGCAAAAAACATGAAAATGCCTTTATATATCCGCTCCGCTGCCGGAAAGAACGTGGCGTGGATGAAGGCTCAGGCTCTCCGTAAAAAGGCTCAGGTCATCTTCGTAGATTATCTTCAACTTATCCACGAAACAGGCGCAAAAGACAGATATGCCGCCATTACAGCTATATCCATTGCCTTACACGAACTGGCACAGACCACGGGCATTGTCGTGGTAGCGCTGGCACAGCTCAACCGAAACCCATCCAAGCCCGGAGCAACGCCTACTAACTCCGACTTGCGAGAGAGCGGACAGATTGAGCAGGACGCTGATGCAATCATCCTTCTGTCTGGTGATAACCCCGACAAGTACCTGTTCCGGCTAAGCAAGAACAAGGAAGGCGAGATAGGCGACCTTCCCATTACGTTTAACAAGCAGATTCAACGGTTCCAAGAGTACACTTGGATGGACTGATAATATGAAAATTGGATTGATTGACGTAGACGGACACAATTTCCCAAACCTTGCATTGATGCGGATTTCAAGCTATCACAAGGCAAAAGGGGATGATGTTGAATGGTGGTGGAGTGATTTTATCCACTATGATATCGTGTACATGAGCAAGATTTTTTCAGACGTGTACAGCCCTGACGTGCCGGAACCATTGAATGCAGACAAAGTGATTAAAGGCGGCACAGGATACGCAATCCGCACAGTGGACGGCAAAGAAATATTCGATAAATCGAAAGACGTTGACTTGCCGCCCGAAATCGAAAAGTCGTTTCCAGATTACAGCATTTACCCACAGTTCCCGTTTGCAGTAAGCATGACAAGTCGTGGATGCCCTAGAGGATGTTCCTTCTGCCATGTTGCAGCAAAAGAGGGAAGATGTGCCGTAAAAGTGGCAGATGTGAGCGACTTTTGGTGTGGTCAGGACGAAATCAAAGTTTTAGACCCAAACATCACAGCCTGTAAAGACAAGCGTGACCTTATGCGGCAGTACATTGACACCCACGCCAAAATCGACTTCACACAAGGTTTGGATATTCGCTTGCTGAATCAAGCAGACATTGAGGACATCAACAAGATGCGTATTGGCACGCTACATTTTGCGTGGGATAACCCTAACGATGACTTGAAAGGCAAGTTTGAGGACTTTGCAAAGGGATTTCGGCGCAAGTCAAACATTGGCATGGTTTACTGTCTAACGAACTTCAACAGCACGTTGGAACAAGACTTGTATCGCATCTACACGCTTCGTGATCTGGGCTACGACCCCTATGTGATGATTTACAACAAGCCATCCGCGCCGAAAGAGATTCGGCACTTGCAAAGATGGTGTAACAACAAGATAATTTTCAAGTCTGCGAAACGATTTGAGGACTATATGGCGTAAAGGAGAACGACTATGAAAAAGATTTTGGCCGTATGTGCATCCGCTCTGGCGGGCATTATGCTGATGACTGGATGTAACAAACAGGTGGTAGACCTGACGTATAGCTACTCATGGGCACAGCTGAAAATGCCTGATGGAACGATTATTGAGGGCAAGCTGAATAGCTGGGACGATTACGAGGGTGACCAGCTGCAAGTAAAAATTGACGGCGTGACCTATCTGGTTCATTCGTCCAACGTAGTCTTGCGGCATTGAAAGCGAATACAGAATCTGAGCGCATGGGCTGTCAGCAATGGCAGCCTTTTGCATATACGCGCACAGAAGCCCTACAAACGCTTTTTATCACCGTACAGCACTTTTGTCGACCAAACACATAAAACGTATATGTAACGGCTCTACGGGGCTGTGAGCGCATTGTAGAGGTCTACGACTATTGCAGGAGGAGAAAATGGAATACATGACAGCCGATACAAAGGTCAATGGGTACATGGTCTACCCTCGATTCCTCTCGACTATTGACGTTAGCCCAACAGAGAAAATTGTTTACGTTTACCTGTTTAATCGTGCAAGGTCGTCACAGAGGGCAAGCAGAAGCGGAAAGTTTGCTGACCAACTAGGGCGAGTATACATCGTGTATCCAATCAAAGACCTTGCTGCCGATACTGGATTTACGGAACGGTGGGTCAAGAAGTCTCTGAAAGAGCTGGAAGAAGCCGGGTTGATCGAACGCAAGCGTGAAGGAAAGAACAAGCCCGATAAGATATACGTCAAAGTGCCGGAAGAATCGTCAAAAAGCGAAAAGGGAGGTGAACAATCATTCACCTCTGAGGGGAACGATGCTTCACCTGTGAGGGGAACAATCGTTCACCTCCTTAATATAGAAGAAAAGAAAAGAAAAAAAGTTATTAAGAAATCGGGCGACCCGCCCGATGGGAACGCCAGCACGCTGGACTTCGAGGATGTGAGCGAGTATTTTTTGGATGCTGGATGTGAGAATAGGCTTGCCAGCAGGTTCATGAATTACTATGAGGGAACAGGTTGGATGACCAAGACTGGAAAGCCTATCACCAACTGGAAAGCCTTTGCTGATATGTGGATTGATAAGGAACAGGAGAAGCGGCAGTGCAGTGAACCAGAGTTCAATCGCTTGTAAAGGTTCTTTCCCCCTATAACCCTCTATCTCCAAAGCTGCACTGTTAGCCAGCAGAGCAGACCGTAGGCGAGAACTGACGTGAGGTTCGGAGTGGTGGATGGTCTGCGACTATTTCAGACATGGAGAATTGATCTCATTTTGTAATCGGTTGAATATGTAGAAATGTTGCATAACTATTCCTAGCAGAATGCTATGGATTGAATAAGATACCATAGTGTACTACTGGGAATTAAATCGAACAAGAGTAGACCGAATCGGATGGTACGAGTTATTATACGAAATAATCCGTGATTATCGGGAGTAACTATATCTGTATACTATAATAAGTACGGCTATTATACGAAATAGATATAACTAGCGGAAGAATAAATTATGCGAAATTGGAACGAAAGGTGATTTTGGGAGTGGTCGGATGACTTAGCGACTATCGCGCCTCTCTTCCTCTAAAAGGCAAACGACTATTTCACACAAAAAATACACGACTATTTGACGAAGGCTCGTAAGAAAACGCTACGACTGTTACTCTGCGACTATCAGCGGACTGCTCGTTACTATACGATATATAGGACTTTCAAAAGCTAGTCATCTGACGACTTTACGACTATTCCACGACTATTTTATTGGAGAAATTGCGACTATTGGCTACGACTATTCCAGCCGGAACGCTACGACTATTGCTGACCTTTATTGGCTATCGGGCGACAGCCCGAAAAGAGATGCGGCGGTAGCCGCTAATGGTTCCGCGCCGCCCGCCACTGGACAGCCCCGCCGGGTGGAGGGTGCCAGATCGCAAGCCGCCGGGCTGACCCTGTACAGGTGGAGACGCAGACCCCGCCGGGCTTGCATGGTCTGTGGTATGCTGCACTGTCTGGCATGGATCCATAACAGGGGCGCACCCCTGCACCCTTATATACATTATTATAATAGGGCGGCTGTGCTGACCTGTGCGGCGTCCGTCGTGGCGTTGGTATCCGGTATGTGCTGGAGGCACCACGCCGCTGTGATACGCTCCAGCGTGAGGCAGGTGGTATTATAGCCGCTTGTGTCGGTCTGTTATTTGCGGCGGTAGAATGGGGCAAATCACAGGAAAAGCGCCTCTAAAGCCCTGTACGCTGTTTTATGGCGTTAGTGGTATAACTGCATGGATGATATAAAAGACACTATAAACGCTTGTATGTGGCTGTATTGCAGTAGGGCAAAATAAAAGCCCTGCATCCTCAGCAGATGCAAGGCAAAAGAAAAAGCCCGGCCATTTCTGACCGGGTGGAATGCTTCTTTATTTGCTGGCCTTAAATAGTGCGCTGAAAAACCAGAACGCAAAGAGGACACAGGAAAATATCATTTGTTTGCACCTCCCATCTGTACCAGCTCAAAGGCGTTGTATTCGTCAAGCCACGCAAGCGGGAGGCCGCGCAAATAATCAACGTATACCGTTAATGTTTCGCTGTTCGGGCTTGCGTTGTGCTCTTTAAGGGCGTTCACAGTCTTTTTGAAATATTCGTATTTATCGGCGTTCATGCTTTTACCTCCATTCTAACGCCAAAATTGGTAAATGTGCGACGCTGTGAGATTGTGACAGGCTCAAGCCCTGCCGTGCTGATACCATAGCGGGCGCACTCTTTAGCCGTGTACAGCTCACCGCCAATTAGATACCGCTTGACCTTGCCACAATAGGCACCAGCGGACACAACCGCACGCCCGTCAAGCCCTGCCGGAATACGATAATATAACATAATACAAGCCCCCTTATATCACGCTAAAACGCTTGTAAACGGTCTTTTTGCTGCACTCAGCATAAATATCCGGGTGCGCTGCCTGCAAAAGCTTGCTATCGAGTCGGACGCTCTGCACGTCCTTATACATTACCTTGCAAGCGCCTGCAACAACCTCCGGCGCTCCCTGCATCATGGCAATAATTTCATCTCGTAGGCTGTCCCGCATCTGCTCCGCCTGTTCTGCCAGCCGCTTATATTCGCGGTATTCGTTGCACTTTTGCTCTAAGTCTGTCATTTTTCAAACCTCCCTTATTAGCTGTTTAAAAACGCGATCATTACCAATGCGCCGGAGATCATGCCGCCGATGTACCAGAGGGCGGCCCACTGGGTAAAATCAAGTGCAATCATACTGCAAACCCTCCATTAATCAAATTCCGGCATTGCCAGAATAATTTTTTTGCACCGCTCAACGCTCAAGCGGTACGGCTTGGAGCGGGTCAGGTTGTCCGCTACAATCTGAGTGTATACCATTAACGGCAGCTCAAACAGCCCGGCGCACTTGGGATACAGGCGCACGGCCTGATTTCTGATTTCGGCGTTGATTTCATCTGTTCTTGTCATGGTTTAAACCTCCGTATATCCGTCTGTAATGGCCTGTGCCTTGAGCGTGTCTAAATCACGTTTTGCCAGCGTGGGGACGTCCTTAGATACCCAATGTTCCGGGACGGTTGAAACCGTTTTGTCGTTGGTGTTAATTCTGAGATAGTAGCAATGACCGTTTACGTTGGTCTTAGTCCGAAATTCCATTTTCATTTTTATACCCCCCATTAAAACCAGTAAAGCAAGTACATATCTGTGCCCGGCTTGGTGATTTCTCTAATGCAAGGATACAAGCCGTAACTGTCAATTTGCAAGCCGTATTCTGCAAGTTCTTTGTTGAGCTTTACACGCCGTTTTGCAAGCTGAGCCTGTCGGGTTTTGAGCCACGCGGAGTTATAATAGCGGCTGTCGTTGTCAAGCTCCCACGCTCTTGCATCTGCAAGCCCCCAACGCTGCACGCTGTCAAGAAGCTTTTTTGCTTTTTCGTATGCTTTAGTGGGTACGCGGTCAGCGGCTTTATCTGCGGCAGTTGTTAGCGCGTCAAGCGTGGCAAGATCAAACGCGGCGCGGGCTCTGTTGTACCATACGCACGCGCGATGACTGCGGCCTTCGTAATCTCCCGGAATGGGGCGGGCGGTATAGTCGATCTCTTTATTGTTCATCATGGTTTTGACCTCCTGTTTTGGTTCAATGTGGTTTGTTCTTGTTTGTGCCTTTATTATACTATCAATAGGGTTGTATGTCAATAGATAGATAGTAATTTACTATCACAAGAAACAACAAAATATCCTTGTGATATTTGTTCATATTGCTATCAATATACCATGCTTGTGATAGAGCTATCATAATGCGCATTAGAGGAGTTTTCCGCCCTCCAGTGTCCCGCGCCGGTACGATCGCCCGGCGCGGTCTGTCTGGTATCGAGTGCAGACCGGTGCAGCGTGTCCAGCGTCCGGGCGTGTGTCGTGCCTTGCATGGTCTGCCCTGGCATTTGCCCGCCCTGGTTTTGGCACGGTCTGCCCTGCCGCTTGTTGCGTGCCGTCGTTCCGGGTGCGCTGGGGTGCAGGGGGCACCGGCGGGGTATGTGGCCGCCGCCCAGCCCCGCCCGGTCAGTCTTTCAACCACCGAAAAAATAAAAAAGGCTCAAAAAAAACACCCCACCCCCTATTGTCAATCTCAAAAATTCCGCAAAAACAAAAAAGACCCCTACAAAGGGTCTGTGTTCTGTGCTATACTTGCCTTACAAGCCTTGAAAGGGAGGAATCTACAATGAATCAAAAGAATGATAAGAACAAAGAAAAGAGGGAAAAGAACGAAAAGATTGCTGCTTCAATATGGGGCATCATTATCGGCGCCGCTCTTTTGGTTTTTGGTGTGTATCTTATGGCACATGGTATTTCAAACGTTATATAAAATTCTGGCCAAAGAAAGGAAGAATCAAAAATGAGAAAGAGAATCATTGCGGCAGCTCTAGCAGCGGCTATGATGCTTGCTCTGCCTATTAGCGCAATGGCAACGACGAAACCCGATGAATGGTCTGCTTCCGTTGAGCTGGAAGATACTAACGCAACGCAAGTTCAGCCAATAAACATTAAGGAATCTCATAGTCACCTTGAAACCAAGTATGAATACGGCAAAACGAGATACTATGTGTTCTACGCTGTGTTGGTTGAGAATCCTAATCCCGATTGGGCAGTTGATTTTGTTTCGCTGAACGTCACGGTATACGGCGAAGATGGCTCCGTCTTAAAGACCGATTCTGAAACGCTGGACTGGGTTGGCGAGGGTGATTCTTATTGGTTCGGGGATTACATTGCTTTTGATTCTGATGGTGTTAAGCCGACAAGAATTGAGTATACGACAAGTGCAGAAAACTGGAACGTGCACGAAGCAAGCCCTGCCAATCAGATTGTCCGTGCTGGCGAACTGGCCGTCACGAATGTTTCTAAGCGTGGCTCTGGCTACGATTTGCGATTCACTGGACAGGTTACGAACAACAGCCAGTTTACAAGCAATGCCGTCAAGGTCATTGTCCTTTACAAGATGAAAGACACCGAAGGCAACGAAGTCCCTGTCGGCGGTGAGTATACTTACATTATGGACAGCCTTGCTTCTGGACAGACAGCATCGTTTGAACTGCATCCATTGAGCGGATTTACTGGTTATAGCTCTTATGAAGTGGTTGCCATTCAAGATTAACGTATAACACAAAAGCCAGCGGCTAGATGTCCTCTAACTACTGGCTATATTTTTGTTCTCCATACTATCAAAACTCTATTGACAGTACTATCAAAATATGATATAATCTGTGATAGAAAGAGAGGACGCAAAAATGAAAGTTGGGTATGTAAGAGTTTCGACAGTCGGGCAAAACACGGCTCGTCAGGAAGTCATTATGGAGCAGCTTGGCGTTGAAAAGGTGTTCATTGATAAAATGAGCGGCAAAAACACCGACCGCCCGCAGTTGAAAGAGATGCTGGCGTTTGTTCGTGAGGGCGATACTCTTGTGATTGAGAGTTTCAGCCGTCTGGCTCGTTCCACGAAAGACCTTCTGGAAATCGTTGAAGAACTTGAAAAAAAGAACGTCAAGTTCGTCAGCCAGAAAGAGAACATCGACACTTCTACGCCTAACGGAAAATTTATGCTGACCGTGTTTGCAGCTCTGGCACAACTGGAACGCGAAACAATGTTGGCACGGCAGAAGGAGGGAATCGAAATCGCAAAAGCAGAAGGCAAGTATAAAGGCAGAAAGCCTGTCGAAGTAGACGAAGAGAAGTTCCGGCAGCTTTATAATGACTGGCAGAACGGAAAGACCACGCCGAAGATTATGATGAACGAACTTGGGCTGAAATCTGCTACGTTCTGGCGCACGGTCAAAAAGTATCGTGAAAAATATGGCATTACTGATGCGGCCACCACACGCAAGTATGCCAACAAAGAAGAAAAATAAAAAAAGCAGCGACCCACCACAGGCCACTGCTACAAACAAGAACCACCAATCCCTCAACAGGATGATAGTACACCAGTATTATATCATTTCTGTTGAGGCGTGGCAATATAAAATCAGCAGAAAGGGTATACTAACATGAAAAAATCTAATTTGATAGCAGATTCTCTTTATGGGCATTTAATTGTAGCGGATGGAAAAATCAAACTACGTTCAGTGTTCGATTTTCCCGGATGCACAGAACTGTTCTCGTTTTTGTATGTTTGCGAGCAAGTAAATTGCGCTGTCGAATTTGAAAATGAGGAAATTATCGTAGAACCAAAGAATACAAATAACGCGATTCAAACTATGCTTGCAGTTTATGTTTCATTTGGCCAAGACGATACAATCTTCAAAAGATACATAAACTATTTGACGAAACTCGGTTCAGATGGAAAGCGTGAGCCGACTGTTTGCGATGGGTAAAAGGGGATTGCTATGAAACAGATGAATTGGGAAGAATCGGAAGGTTGCAATCGGTTCATAAAAAATATAACCGCTGGTATATTAGAGTATGTTCTTGAAGTTGGAATTGATGAAGCGGTCAAAGAATGCGTCAAGGACAATCCGCTTTTGGACAAATGCCCTCATCTTGAATCCTACGCAAAGGAACACGGATTTATCTGACTCGCTAGACATGGTATCGGATTGCTGAACAGAGAAAGGCTGGATAATATGCAGGGAGAAGAACTGATTGTTAAGAATGGTAGCATCACACTGCGGTCTATGCTTGACTTTGGTGGATTCCTTGAAATTAAGAGGTTTTTGGAAGCCTGTCATTCGGAAAACTGCACCGTAATCTTTGCAAATGAGGAACTTGTCATTTTCCCGAATGAATACAATGCTGCTAAGGATGCTCTCATCTTTATTTACGGTACACTGGCAGAAAGACACAGTATTATCGAAAAGTATCTCCGCTATAAGCTGATGCTAGGAGATGAACAACCAAAACCTACTTTACATAGTCAGAGAAAGGAATAAAGCGTGAAACCCGTAAAATTGTCAGATCAGAGCTTGAAACTGATTGAAACGTTGTGCGATTACACCGACAAGCCCGATATTCTCAATGCCGTCGCAGACGCTTTGTACTACGATGCGGACGAGCTGAAACGCAGGCTCAACCAGCTTGCAGAAGAAGTCAAATAAACAGCACATTCTATTCGTTAAAACGAATTTTGGCAAATAATTTTCTGAAGATAGCTTTATAAAACCGAATATTTGATTTTTGTGCAGTTGTAGGCACTCTTTACATTTTCAGGTAGGGGGTGCCTATTTTTTATGCAGCCAAAGCAGTGTATCGCCATCATTGACAGTATCAAAGCATATGCAAAGCAGAATCCGACAGAAGCGCAGGTCTACGAGGACTGGTTTCAGGCGGTGGTGAACCTGAGAGATGCTCTGCCGCAAGACAAGCGGTTCGATGCCTACAAATACTCTGGTGAGCTGCGCTCTGTCTGTGCAGCCATGATGGGCAAGATGAAAACAGGCGAAGACGTGGCGAAGGTCTATGATATTATCGGCCGGACGTACCTGTTTGAAGCAAAGGACGTGTTTGACAGCTATTGCATCTACCTTGAATGGAATCGTGCGCCGGAGAAGAAGTTCTATCAGCCGAGACGCAGGGTTTTGAAAGTGCTGGCGGACGACCTTGAGGACTTGTTTTATAAGCGGATTGACTTCTTGGGAGTTAGTCTGCCTGCTCGCGTAGGTAAGGCTTTGAGCGATGATACGCAAATTCTTACACGAAACGGCTGGAAGAATCACGGCGATTTGCAGGTCGGTGATGAAGTTATCAGTCCAAAAGGCCAGTTTGTAAAGGTGCTGGCTGTATCTCCTAAGTGCCAGCTTGATGTGCGATGCCATTTCTCTGACGGCACATACATTGACTGCCACGAAAACCACGAGTGGCCTGTCTTTAACCGCCATAAGAACGGATTTGATGTGGTCGAAACTAAGAGAATGATGGAGGATTATGTTACCGATACAAAAGATGGCATAAGATTCTGCTATCAGGTTCCGTTCAAAAATTTTGTTGAGGGAGAGTATAAAAAACTGCCCGTTGAGCCGTATACGTTGGGTGCTTGGCTTGGTGATGGTCGAAATCAGCACCCAGATATTTGTGAGCCGCCTTGTGATCGGGTGATTGTTGAGCGTGTCATTAACGATGGCTACCCTGTTAGCTGGCACACGGTTCACAAGGGTACTGGTGTTGAATATTACGGATTCGCTGGTTTGCGACAGGCGCTTCAAAAAGGCGATATGTGCCACAGCCACCGCCGCTGCGTGAAGCACATTCCAGAAGAATATTTTACAGCCAGCATTGCACAACGCATGGAGCTGCTTGCGGGTCTTCTTGACACTGACGGTACATTGCGGGCAAAAGAGCATCGGTACTCTTTTTCCACCACAGAGCCACAAATGAGAGATGATTTTGTCACGCTTGTTTCTACATTTGGATGGAGATGCAGCGTGGTAGAATACCCGCCTCGCGTATCCTCTAGTGGCGTTAAGGGCAACTTGACCGTTTATGCCATTGCCTTTAATCCAACCTGCCCTATCCCTTGCGTTGTTCCTCGAAAGCAACTGAAAGAGTTCTCCAAACCTCGCCGCGTGGCATTTTGTGGGCTTGAGCGCATCGAGCCGAAGCAGGGCAACTGCATTCAGGTTGAGGGTGGCGTGTACTGTGCCGGGAAGCGTCTGATTCCTACTCACAACAGCACCCTGTGTATCTTTTTCATTACATGGTTGATGGGCAACCGCCCTGACGTTGCATCGGTTATGAGCGGACACTCCGACAAGCTGACAAATGGCTTCTACGGCGAAGTGCTGTCCATCATCACAGACCCTGTGACTTACAATTGGGGTAAAATCTTCCCTGACGTTCAGCTTGTAGACAAGAGCGCAAAAGACGAAAGCGTTGATCTGAACCGAAAGAAGCGCTTTCCCACCCTGACTTGCCGATCTATCGGCGGCACGCTGACTGGTGCTGTTGAAATCGGTGAGGGTGGCGTTCTGTACAGTGATGACTTGATTGAGGACTTGGAGGAAAGCCTGAACGTTGAGCGTCTGAACAACAAGTACGATGCCTATCTGAACCAGTTGAAAGACCGTAAAAAGCAAGGTGCATTGGAACTGATGGTCGGTACACGCTGGAACGTGCTTGACCCTCTGGGGCGCATCCAGAACCAGTATGCAGACAATCCAAAGTACCGATTCCGGGTGATTCCTGCGGTGGATGAGAACGGACACAGCAACTTTAATTATGACTACGGCGTTGGGTTTGACGATGCCTACTATGCCGATATGAAAGCCAGTATTGACGATGCGACATGGTGGGCAAAGTACATGGGCAAGCCCTATGTGCGTGAAGGTCTGCTGTTCCCTGCCGATGAACTGCGGTATTTCAACGGTGTTCTGCCTGATGGTGAGCCTGATCGCAAGCTAATGGTCATGGATATTGCATGGGGCGGCGGCGACTTCACAGCCTGCCCTATCGCCTATGTGTACGGTGATGCTGTGTTCATCCCTGACCTTGTGTTCAATAACGGCGATAAGACCGTGACCAGGCCGGAAGTCGTAGGCAAAATCATTCAGCACAAAATCAACGTGGTGCGCGGCGAAGCCAACAACGGCGGTGACGAATACTGTGACGTGGTAGACAGCCAGCTCCGGCAGCAAGGCTATCACTGCTCTGTTCGTAGCCAGCGTGCGCCCAGTGGCCAAAGCAAGCTGTCAAGAATCATCCAGTATGCGCCAGACATCAAACGGTTCTATTTCCTCGATGAGAAGCACCAGTCGAAAGAGTACAAAGCGTTCATGGAACAGGTGACGATGTTCACGCAGCTTGGCAAAGTTCCGCACGATGATGCCCCGGACAGTCTGGCACAGCTTGCCGATGAACTGTACAACGGAATCAGTAAAATTGAGCCTATAAAAAGGCCATTTTGAAAAAAGTGGTAACGTATAATTTAATTTATTGACTTTATATCGTTGTTTTTGGTATAATGCATGTAAGGAGTTGGCTACTCCGGCATGATGCCTGCTACACGCTTTACGGCTCAGAGCTGAATGCTTTGCAGGCGTTCTCCTTTCTGCCCAGCAATGGTTTCCACGCTCTTTCCCATTGCTGGGATATATAAGTTGCGTCCCGTGTTGGATGGGGTCTGGTTCGCCCTTAAAATCTTGACTTCCAGAATAAGGCGGTTCAAATCCGTCACGCAGCACAACGATTCACTTCTGTTTTCATGGAAATTTTCCTTTTATAACCTCCAATCGTTATTCCCGGCTCTCGATGAAATGGTTTTCTGGACATTTTACCATTTCAAAGAGCAACGATGAATCAAGCCGGGTCTTTATGTTGCATTAGCTCAGTATGGCTAGAGCATTCGGCTCATAACCGGACATACATTGGTTCAAATCCATTATGCAGCACCAAAATTGCAGCTTACCCGTTTTACGTCTGTCTGACAACTGAATGTAAAGGCTGCAATGGTTTCTCTAGGCGGAGAATAGCACAGCTGGAAGTGCGAACAGTTTCCCAGCAGCTTCTGACAGGTCTGTGCTCAACAGCCTGTTTCCAGGAATATTAGGAAAGGAGCGCAGATGAAAGCAAAAGTCAGATGCAAGCATCCCCGCAAGGACGCAAACGGAAATCCGTGCGATTGCGGACGTTACCTTGGTGAAGTGGAAGGCAAGTTCTCTCTTCTGTGCCCTCTTTGCCATTGGATTACAATTGGAGATTCCAACTTTCCAAAAGATACATGGGTCTCCGTACCAAAGTTCAAAAACTGAATAGCTTTTGAAGCGCAATTGTAAGCGCAGTGAGATAGACCTTAACAGGTTTGTCTTGCTGCGCTTTTTATTTTGCCGGAAAGGAGGAACGCATGGCTGAGTATCAGATAGTTGTTGGCGGCTTTTTGAATAATCCATTGACCGGACGTAGACCGATTGAAACGCCGGAGACGGAAATAAATCGGGCAAACGTGCTGAAAGTGGTCATGGGCAAGGCAGAGCCTATTTATCTGCTGAACAAGAACGAGATCCGCTTTCTGCACAACTACTACTTGGGTAGCCAGCCTGTCCTCAACCGCACGAAGGAGTATCACGCTGAAATTACCAACCGTATTGTAGAGAACCACGCCAACGAGTGCGTGGGCTTCTACACGGGATACATGAGCGGCACTCCTTGCTCTTATGTGCGGTCTGAAACGGCAACTGGTGACGGTGAGGAAATCGCCCGCCTATCAAACGCCTTGCAGTATGAGGGCAAGGATGCACTTGATCGTCGGCTTTGGCAGTGGATGTTGGAGTGTGGGCAGGGATACCGCATTGTCCTTCCTGACAAGGGGTACAACGGAAACTACCCTGACGAAACGCCCCTGCTGGTGGATGTTCCCGACCCGGACATGGCGTATGTGATTTACAACTCCGGCATCGGGCATAAGCCCATAGCCAACGTGCTGCACATCCCACGCAATTATCAAAACGACCTGAACGACCTGATTTGCGTGTATACGCCAAATCAGTACTTTGAAATCGACAACGGCAAGGTTACAAAGTCGGAGAACCATTCTCTGGGAATGTTGCCGATGGTCGAATACAAGCTGAACCCGGAGCGGATGGGTCTGTTTGAACCTGCAATTCCTGTGCTGGATGCCATCAATGACCTTGAAAGCAACCGTTTGGACGGTGTGGCGCAGTTCATCCAGTCCATCATGGTGTTTACCAACTGCCTTGTGGATGATAACGCACTGAAACAGGTCAAAGAACTTGGTGCAATGTGCTTGAAATCTACAACCAGCTTGCCCGCTTCTGTATCACAGATTGCAAACGAGCTTGACCAGCAGCAGAGCCAGACCTTGCTTGATTCCATGTTGAATGTATACCGCAGTCTGACTGCCATGCCTAGTGCCACTGGTAGCGAGAACGCAACGTCCGACAACGTGGGCGCAGTTATCGTCCGCAACGGCTGGAATCACACAGAAGCAAGAGCACAGCAGTACGAAAATATGTTCAAGTATGCTGAGCGTCAGAGCCTTTCTGTGATGCTCAAAATCCTGCGTGATACAGCTGGTTCTAAGCTGATGGCAAGTGACATCAACATCAAACTGCCCCGCCGTCAGTACGACAACCAGCAGAGCAAGGTTCAGATTTTCGCACAGATGATTCAGCAGTCGATTGACCCGCAGTTGGCGTTCACCACGCCCGGTCTGTTCCCTGACCCGCAGGCTGCTTATGAGATGAGCAAGCCTTTCCTGATTGCCGCTGGCAAGCTGGGCGAGGACGGAAAAGCACCGAAGCCGCAGGAACAGCCTAAACAGGTTGCTACCGACACAAATGCAGGGAACACGGCAGACAAGCAGTCTACCGATACCAATAAAGAAACAGAGGGCGAATAGTCCTTTGCCATAAACACGGCAGGGAAGCCGGGATACAAATTTCGCAGCGTTGCAGGGAAGCAACGGTAAAAAAACGCAGGAGGAAATTAACAATATGAAACTCAATGTGTTGCTTGGTGATGCCTACAAAGAGGGCATGACCGCCGATGAAATCATTTCTGCGCTTGAAAAGGTTGCAGACCCTAACGCAGAGGTCGAGAAGCTGCGTAACGCCGTGACGAAAGCCAATGGCGAAGCTGCGGAGTACAAGAAGCAGCTCAAGGCAAAGCGTACCGATGACGAGAATGCCGCGCAGGAACAGGCTGACAAGCTGGCAGAGATGCAGAAGCAGATTGAAGCCCTGACTGCCGACAAGGAGAACCTCGTCAAGGAAAAGACCCTTGCATCCTACCGTGAGAAGTTCGTTGCACAGGGTTATGACGCTGAACTGGCTGGCAAGGCTGCATCTGCACTGGCTGACGGTGACATGGACAAGGTGTTTAAGTTCCAGTCGGAGTTTATGACCGCCCACGACACCGCATACAAGGCTTCTCTGCTGAAGGATATGCCCACACCTCCGGGTGCGGATGGCAAGGGCGGTTCCGACAGCGAGGGTGTGGCATTTGCTAAGAGCCTTGCGCAGCAGAACGCAAATACTTCTAAGGCATCGAGTGACGCAATGAGTGCTTTCCATTAACAAGGAGGAAAACATGAAGTTTACCCGAAACACGGTCAACGGAATCAACGATACCATCCTTGCTTCCAATGACTACACCGCCATTCCCTTTACCGTGACCGAAACTGCTGCGGTTAAGGCTGGCTATCCCATGACGCTGGCTGGCAAGAAAGCTGTTGCTGCTGGCGAGACTGGTTCTAAGACCATCAACGCTGACGGCATCCTGCTGTATGACGTTGACCCGGCAGAGAATCCCAATGCTTCCCTGCTGATTCGTGGTGTTATCGACACCAAGAAGGCAGCGGCAAGTTCCAGCTTCACTTTTGACGCTGACGCAATCAAGGCACTCAAGACCGCCGTCCCCGGCATCTTCTGCCGTGACAACATCAGCGTGAACGCTTAATAGGAGGTAAAACAACATGGCACTGAATCTTAAGGAAGTCTTTGCCCCGGCTGCGATTGCCGCCTATTGGACGAATGACCCCACCAATGCGATGCCCTTTGCATCTGACGCACTGTTCCCCGCAAAGAAGAAGGCCGGTCTCGACCTGAAGTGGCTGCGCGGTCACAAGGGCGTGGGCGTGTCCCTGATGCCCAGCGCATTTGACGCAAAGGCTACGTTCCGCACCCGTGAGGGCTTCAAGTTCGATGAGACCGAGATGCCGTTCTTCCGTGAGGGCTACCATCTGGGCGAGAAAGACCGTCAGGAAATCCTGCGTGTTCTGGACAGCAACGACCCTTATGCTCGTGACGTGATGAACCGCCTGTACGATGACACCGCACAGCTTATCACTGGTGCTCGTATCGTTCCTGAGCGCATGATCTGGCAGCTGCTGGCTCCCACCAATGGCGTTCCTGGCATCACCATCAAGGCAAACGGCGTGAACTACACCTACAACTACGACCCGGACGGCACTTGGAAGTCCACCAACTACAAGGAAGTCTCTGTCGCAAAGTCTAAGTGGAACGTCGCCACTGCCACCCCCATTGCCGACCTGAATGCCGCAAAGGACGCTGTTCTGGCAAGCGTGGGCGAGGTCGTGACTGAGGTGTACATGAACACTGCTACCTTCCGCAACATGATTGCTGCGGACGAGGTGAAAAATCGGTTCATGACCGTCACCGCAAAGGCAAACGCCGTTCTGCTGGACAGCGAAGCACGGCAGATTATCGAATCTGCAACCGGTCTGAAGATTCATCTGTACGACAAGATGTTTAAGGCGGACAAGTACAGCGCAAGCGAGAAGTATCTGCCCGATGGCATGGTGGTGGTTGCTCCTTCCGGCGCTCTGGGCAGCACTTGGTACGGCACTACTCCTGAGGAAGCCGACCTGCTGTCCGGTCAGTCTGGTGCATCCGTGTCCATCGTGAACACTGGTGTTGCCATTACCACCGAGCTGACCGTTCATCCGGTCAACGCCAACGTCTATGCTTCTGAGATTGTCCTGCCGTCCTTTGAGCGCATGGACGCTGTGTACTGCATCAAGGCTTACTAAGGCAAAAGGAGGAAAGCAGCATGGGAGACCAGCATTCCGAAGCGGCAGTCAAGCTGGGGCAGTACATCGCCCCTGCACTTGACCATGAAATCACGGACGAGGACTACCCGCTCTTCGACCTGCTGCTTGATTTTGCCAAAGACAAGATATTTGCACAGAGCTACCCTTTCGGCAACAGGCCAGACGAGTTGCCCTCGCAGTATCAGTCGTTGCAGATACGCATTGCAGCGGAACTGTACAACCACATCGGTGCAAACGGACAGACGAGCTACACCAACAACGGTATCACTCGTGTGTGGGAAAGCTCCGATGTGGCGCAGTCCCTGCTAAATGAAGTGGTTCCGAGAGTAGGTGTTATCGGCTGATGTTCAATGGTAGCCCGCTGGATAAGCGCCCGCTGTGGTACTCGAACCCGGTTGGTGAGAAAACGCCTGTTGTTGACGAGTGGGGGAACGAGACCGGCGAATCCGCATACGAATCGTGGAGCGAACCCGCAAAGCTGATGCTGAACGTCAGTCCCCCTACTGGTTCTGCGGAAGCAAACCCTTTTGGAGCGTTCACGGATTACAGCTACGTTGTCAGTTCGTCCAGCAAAAAGCGCAACACACCGCTTTATGAAGGTACGCATGTCTGGTTTCAGACGGACGTTTCAAAGCCCTTCAATTACACTGTGGTCAAAGTCGCAGAGCATATCACGGACACGCTGTATGCGCTGAAAGAGGTGGCTGCAAGTGAAAATTAAAGTGAGGTTGAGCGATTCCGGACTTCGTGATGCGGAACGTCAGATACAGGAGTACAAGACCACCCTGAACAAAAAGGCGAAAGAGTTTGCAAAGGCTTTGGCTGACAAAGGGCTTGATGTGGCGAAAGTTCGCTTTGCAAATGCAGAATATGCCGGTAGCAACGATGTCTCTTGCCGTGTTGAACAGAACGGAAACACCTGCACCATCATTGCAGAGGGCAAGTCAGTTGCCTTTATCGAGTTTGGCACTGGCGCACATCACAACGGATATGGCGGTGAACTACCGCCCGGTGTTGGTGCGCATGGCTCCTACGGCCAAGGCAAGGGTGCTGGCAGACGTTGGTACTACTACGGTGACCCCGGCAATGCTGGTACGCCTGTTAAGCAGGTGGATGGTAAAGGCCAGCTGAATTACACCGATGGCAACGAACCAGCTATGGCTATGTGGGGGGCTGTTGAGGAAATGGCTTCTCAAGTCGAAGCAACGTGGAGGGAGGTTTGGAATAGTTGATTGATTATTTCAACTCTATCTTCACGGCTATTGCTAAGGAACTGCGAAAGCAAGTGCCCGGCATTTTCGTCACTGGTGAAATCAATGACAGCAATGTCAAGAAGTTTCCGTGTGTACAGATAGAAGAAAACAGCAATCTGCCTGTACACATTGATTCTGCTGGTCACAGCAAATACGCTGCCGTTTCCCTGCGTGTACGGGTCTACTCCAATAAAAACACCGGACGCATTGCAGAAGCACGTTCCATCGTTAAAATCGTGGATTCTGTATTGGAACCGCTCAATTTCTATCGAAAGTCGTTTGCCCCGTTGAATGGGCTGTATAACAATTCCGTCTACCGGATTGATTGCAGCTATGGGGCAACAATCGGAGAGGACGGAATGATTTACCGAAACTAAGGAGGTAAACATTCTATGAGTACTGCTATCTCCGGTCTGAATACCACCCTGTATTGTGGCGACAGCGCAACCGCTCTGACGAAGCTGTGCGACATCAAGGATGTGCCTGACCTGATCTCTGAGCCGAACCTGCTGGATGCCACTACTCTGTCTGACCCTATGCAGGTCAACATCTTCGGCATTATCCAGAGTGACACCAAGTCCTTTACTGCCAACTACAACAAGACTGACTACAAGAAGGTCAAGGAAGCTGGCTACGATGAGACTTCCGAGAGCAACACCGTGAAGTATTACGCCCTGAAGATGCAGGACGGCTCCGGCTTTACTTGGCAGGGTATGCATCAGGTCGGCTTGTCCGGCTTTGGCGTGGACGAGGTTGTGGAAATGACCATCAACTGCATCTTCACCAAGAAGCCTGAGTTCAGCGAGACCCTGACTGTCAATGGTGGCTAAGCCGCAAAAATCGAATCAATCAAACCGGGCAGAACTGAACAACGGATTTGGTTCTGCCCCTATTTATAAAGGAGAGCATTTATTATGGCTGCTAAGGTTATCAACTTTCATTCCCCCGATGGCAAGAACACTTATGAACTGACTTTCACCCGTGACAGCGTGGAAGCCACCGAACGTGCAGGCTTTCAGATTGGTCAGTACACCCAGATGACCAATCTGCTGTCCAACTCTCGCGCCCTGTTCTACGGCGCTTTCATCGCACGGAACAAGGGCATCAAGCGCAAGGTCGTTGACGAGATGTTCCAGCACATCGAGGAGAAGGAAGATCTGATGGGCATTCTGCTTGAGATGTTCATGGACGCTTCCAAGTCTCTGCTGGCAACCGACACTGAGGACAAGACCGCAAAAAACGCAACGTGGGAGATTGTGTAACCGCACAATCTCAGGAAACGGACGAAGAGGAAGAACCATTCTCTTTCTCTAAGCTGTTCCACGATGTAGAAGCCTATTACATCTCCATCGGCATGACATACGACCAGTTCTGGTACGGCGATGTCTGGCTGGCGAAGGTTTACCGCGACGCAGAGGAGCTGCGGGAACGCAGAGCCAACGCAGAAGCATGGAGAAACGGCTTTTACATGGCATCTGCGCTTTCCTCTACGGTTGGCAATATGTTCCGAAAGAAAGGGTCTAAGCCGATCAAGTACATGGATAGACCGCTTCCCCTTACTCAAAAGGAGAAAGACGAGTATGAATACCAACGCGCAGTTGAGGCGCAGGAGCGAATCAAGAGAATGATGCTCTCTATGATGGAAAGTGATGGTGGTAGTGATGGCTGATGTTGATATTACAAGCTTATCCGTAGAGATTTCTGCGGAATCGCAGGGGGCAGAGCTTAATATCGACAAGCTCGCTACCGCCATTTCTAATTTGCGGACAAAAGGCAACGTCACAAAGGTTGTGAACAGCCTTGACAAGCTTGCCGGTTCTATTGCAACGCTGAAACAGGCATCCGCTGGAATGTCCGGGCTGGACAAAATCACCAGCTTTCTAAATGGACTTTCAAACGCTAACCCGACCGCAAGCACAAAGAGCATAAACACGGTCGTGAATGCGATCAAGAAGATTCCTGCGGCTGTGTCTGGCTTGAACGGCGTGGACTTTTACTCCATGTCTGGAAGCATTACTCAGCTCACTAACGCTTTGGCTCCGCTGTCCATTCTGGACGCATCGAGCCTTAAAGCTCTTGGCAGTGCTTTCAATGCAATCGGAAAGGTTCCTGACCTGACCGACAAGCTGAAAGCGACAGACCTTGATTCTTTTGCAAGCTCTTGTCAGAAGATTTCTACTGCCCTTACTCCTCTTGCGTCTCAGCTTGACAAGGTGGGCAACGCTTTTGCAAAGCTCCCTCCGCAGTTGAGCAAGGTAGTCACACAGGCGAACCGTGTGACCGCTGCCAACGAAAAGCAGCGCAAGAGCTATCTTAGCCTGTCTAATCAAATGAATGGCTTTATGCGGAACATGGCAAAGCTTGTTTCGTTGAAAGCTATCGCTGAGTATCTTGGAAACGCTGTTGCGAAGTTTAACGACTTCTATGAAGCAACAGACTTGTTCCATAATGCTATGGGCAATTTGAGCGGTGAAGCCGATACGCTCATTAGCAAGATGCAGGGTTTGCTTGGCGTTGATCCGACCAAAGCGATGACTTACATGGCTACTATCCAGAGCTTGGGTACTTCGTTTGGTCTGACCAGCGACAAAGCATATATTCTGTCCAAGAATTTGACCCAGCTTGCCTATGACGAAGGTTCCTATTGGAACAAAAACGTTGCAGAGACCTTTACCGCAATGTCTTCCGCAATCTCTGGCGAGATTGAGCCTATTCGCCGTTTGGGCATTGACTTGTCTCAGGCGCGGTTACAGCAAGAGCTTCTTTCTTTGGGCTTTAACAAGCAGGTTTCTAGTCTGTCTCAGGCAGATAAGGCGGTTCTGCGTTACATTGCCATTATGAAGCAGACTGCCAATGTGCAGGGCAACCTTGCACAGACCATCCAAAGCCCTGCAAACCAGATTAAGATTCTGAAAGCGCAGCTGGATATGCTGGCGAAGTCTGTTGGCTCTCTGCTCTACCCTGCCATGAAATCCATTCTTCCCCCGCTGATTGCCGCCGTACAGCTCATTCGAGAGTTTGTTGAATGGGTGGCAAAGCTGATGGGTGTGAAGGTCGTGTTCACTGATTTTACCAAGAGCGCTGACAGCGTTGGCGGTATCGGTGACGCAATGGATGATACAGCCGATTCGACAAAGAAAGCCGCCAAAGCTCTCAAGGACTACACGATGGGTTTTGATGAGCTGAACATCATTGACCCCACACAGGGAAGTTCTGGTTCTGGCAGCGGCGCATCTGCTGGAAACATCTTGGGCGATGTAGACCTGTCCGGCTACGATATGTTCAAGAACTATGTTGGCACATCTATTGATGAGATGAAGCAGAAAATCAAAAGTATGCTTCCTCTTATAGCGACTGTGGCAACCGCTCTTGCTGCTTGGAAGCTCACAAATCTTATTACGGATATTGTAGACGCTATCTCCAAAATGAATGCACTGAAATCCATTGTTTTGGGGCTTGGTGTTTTTACAGTGGGCATTGTCCTTGAGATTACAGGCATTAAAGACGCGATTGAAAATGGCGTAAATGGAAAGAATTTCGCTGAAATTGTTCTTGGTGCTTTGATTGGAACTACAGGCGCAGCCATTCTTGGTAAAGGAATTGCTCAGTTTATCGTGACCGGCTTTGGAAATACTGCTGTTGGAGCGGCCATTAAAGCAGCTGGCGGCTCTACTGCTGGCGCGATTATCGGAGCAGCAGTTGGCGGAGTAGTAACCGGAATACCTATGTTTGTAACGGGCGTTTACGATGCTGTCAAAAATGGTTTAAACACGTTAAACGGAATTTTGATTCCGCTTGGTTCGACAATGACTGGCGCAGGCATTGGTGCAATCATCGGCTCTCTTGGAGGCCCGATTGGTACAGGCATCGGCGCGCTGATTGGTTTGATTGTTGGTGGCCTGACCGATGTCGGAATTGCGATTTATCAAAACTGGGACAAGATTACAGAATCTCTCGACAAGGCAAGCGAGAGCTTAAAAAACTGGTTTGTTGGCGTTGGCGAGTGGTGGAATGAAAAGTGGCAAGGGTTCAGCACTAATTTTCAGACTGCATGGGAAAGCTTGCCCGGGTTTGTTCAGCATCCAATTCAGGCGCTTGACCAAGCTAGTGCAGGCTTAAAGCAGTGGTTTGTCGGCGTTGGCGAATGGTGGAGCCAGAAGTGGGCCGGGTTCAAAGAAAACTGGGACAAGGCTTGGAACAGTTTGGTTGATACAATCAAAAATCTCCCCGCAAAATTTTTGGACTATGGCAAAAACATCGTTCAAGGCTTGATTGATGGTATCAACAATGGCATTGAGAATGCAAAGAAAACTGTTGGTGGGCTTGCAAAAGCCATCATTGACAAGTTTACAACTGAGACTGATATCCACTCCCCTTCCAAGCTCTTTGAACAGTTTGGTATCTACATCGACCAGGGCCTCGCAAACGGCATCACCGCCGCTCAAGGCTATGTTGACGAGGCCATGCAAGGCCTTATCAATGGCGTGACCAATGCTGGAAACCAGTTCATCGAACAGGGCAAGCAGACTGGTATTGGCTTTGTAAACAACCTTGACCAGGCTCTCACTAGCGCTTGGCAGCAGCTCGATACCAATTTGCAGAATGATTTTTTGGGAACCATTCAGAACCTTTGGGAAGCCGCTCAAAGTGGCAATGTGAAGACCATCGGTACGACGATTGCTGCCGTGTTGTGGCACGCAATGGGCGAAGAGCAGCGCACGCAAATCAAGACGATCGCAACCAACATGATTACCGACTTGAGCACGCAACTGACCAATGCGTTGTCTACGCTGTCCGCACAGGCGTATCAGATTGGCGGCGAGCTTCTAAACGGCATTACCTCGAAATTCGGCGAGATTTTGCAGAAAACCAAACAGCTTGGCGGTTCTCTCAGCTCGACGTTCCAGGCTGTGAGAGGGCCGTTGAAATCTGTCGCTACGGCAATTAGCGCAGCTCTTTCTGGCGGGCTTGCAAGCGCTTTCCCGACCATCTATGCGTCTATGGGCACTCTGATTTCTACCATTGGCGCATCGTTCGTGGCGATGCTTAACGCCATCGGCGCGGCTTTGTCTGCTACTATTTTCGGCATTCCCGCAGGACTGGTTGCTCTGGGTGCTGCGGCCGTCCTGGCTGCTTCCATTGCTGGCATCGTTGGTGGCATGGGTGGCAAAAAGAGCTCTTCCAGTAGCTCCTATGGCTCTACTGGCTACGATGAATCCGACTTGGGGCAGATTGATTACAGCAACGTTCCTGGCACATCTCAGTACAACGATGTGAACAGTGGCGTGCAGAGCAGCTATGCAGCCAGTACCACACAGATTAGCGCTGAAGAAATCCGTGAAGCTGTTTACAATGGCGCTTATAATGCTCTTCTTGATTACAAACAGCGGTACGGAAGCGAGGATAAAGACAATATCCTTAAAGTCTATCTCGATGGCAAACAGCTTACCGCAACCGTTGAAAAGCGTAAAAACGAACGTGGCCGTTCTATTATGGGCACCGAAGCTTATAGCTATTAAGGAGGTGAACCGCTTTGGCGATTCCAGCACTCATTACGATTGATGGCCGAGAAATGCCGGAGCCGTCCTCTTATGAAGCGACGACCAGTACCATTGTGGATTCTGGCCGTAACGTTCAGGGCAAGGTGGTTGGCTCCGTTGTTCGGCATGACGTAGCAAAGATTTCCGTAAAATGGAACTATCTTACTGCCGAACAATGGGCCGCTGCCATTGGCCCCTTCACTACCAAGTTTTACTGCTCCGTTCGATTTTTGAATCAGACAACGAATGCGTATGAAACAAGGCAAATGTACGTTTCTGACCGAACGGCTGGTATGTGGCGTAGAGGGCCTAAAACCGGCAAGATAATGGGCTGGACTAATTGCGCACTTGCGCTTGTGGAGGTTTGATGTATGGAACATCCATCTCAAGCATGGCTTGACAAGTTCAACGACACTCTTGTGCCGGAAGAGTTTGTTGAGATTTCTTACAATAGCACCGAACCAGGCGTTCAAGAGGATGCCACCGCAAGCGCAACTGCACAGGTTCCTTTTGGTAATATCGAAAATACCACGAAGGAACTTGACCGTGTATTGACGAAATATGCAACAGGGGAAACAAATCTGCACGTTCTGGACGGCAGTTTCAGATTGTTGCCGGATTCTGTCCCCTACGCAGATGCCGGTTTTATCAGTCAGACGCTCGTGAGCGATTCCAGCCACCCGCGCATTATTCTTTCGTTCGGCAGCGTGCACACACGCGCCGTTCCTGGCTTGACGGTCGTTTGGTCGTCCATGATGAACGAATGGGCAGCTAAATTCAAGCTCACGGCTTATAAGGGAACCGCCGTTGTGAGTACCATCACTGTATCGAACAACAGAAGTGTTTATTCTGAGACCGAATGGGAAATTTACGGTTACGACTCCATTGCCATTGACATTCTGGAATGGAGCATTCCAAATCGTCGTGCTCGCATTGAATGGATCATGGTCGGCCTTCACAAGGTATATAGCAAAAAAGACCTTGTTTCGTACACGCACACATCCAGCCGAGACCCGATCTCGGCGCAGCTTCCTAAAGACAGCATCGAATTCTCTTTGGACAACAGCCAAAAAACGTGGGATGCTATCAACCCTCGCGGCATGTTTCGATATCTGTATGAACGGCAGGAAGTGGACGTCCGTTATGGCATGGATGTGGATGGAGAAACGCAATGGATTAATGGCGGCAAATTCTATCTTTCGGAATGGAGCGTCCCTTCTAATGGCCTGGAAGCGTCTTTCACGGCTCGTGATGCCCTTGAGTTCATGATGACATCAAACTACACGGGTCGAAAGACGGGCACGCTTTATCAGATGTGCTACGACGCACTGGAGACGTTGCCCTCTAATGTTCCTTCGTTCTACATTTCCGAAGAGCTAAAAGAATACAGCACCGATATTTCTTCCGAAAAAACTTCGTACAAGAACTCAGACATCCTGCAATTGGCCGCAAACGCAGCGGGTATGGCTTTGTACCAGACGCGAGATGGTCACATTCGTATCGAGCGAGTCAACTTGACCGCAGAAGAGGGAACTGAAGTATACGAGATTCCAGTTATCAATAACTTCCAGTGGCCTGAAATCTCTTTTGCGCCCCGCGTCAAGAATGTGTCTTGCAACGTTAATGGCAAAGAGCATCTGTACCCGGAAGGCTCTAACGCGGAAGGCGTCACCCAGACCGTCAGCAACGAGCTGCTGACCGAAGCAATGCTTGTCAAGAGCAAAAACTCCATCACTGAAGCTTATGCTATGCTAGCAAACCGCAAAAAGGTCGAACTTGAGTATCGCGCCAGCCCGCACATCGATGCATTTGACCACGTAAAATTCAATCACAACTTTGGCTACGCATCCAGCGTCTTCGTAACGGAAAGCAAATACCAGTATACGGGCTGTTTCAAAGGCACGATTTCCGGCTATGTCCTGGCAGACGTTTCGTCCGTGTCTTTGTCCTCGTCTTCTCTGTCGTTGATTTACAATGAGCCAAAGGTGTTGACCGCAGAACTTCTGCCTTATGACCCCGACTTGCCTACTGTCAGCTGGCGCGCTTCGCCGGAAGGAATCGTCACGCTTCGCGTTCTTACAAACGAATCCGGCAAATCCACCTGTGAGGTCAAGTACAATCGCAAGGGAAATGCTACCGTTTCGGCATACGTTGGCTCTGTCAGCTCGTCAATCCCGGTCGTCAACAACTCTCCTTCTTTGTACTTGAGCACACGCGCTCTTGGCGTTCGTTGGGGCGCTCCGCAGGATATCACCGCAACGTTTGTACCTAATAACTACGGGGCTCCTGAAATCAACTGGTCTGCGTCTCCTTCTGACGTTGTTCGGCTGGATATCGTAGCCAAGAGCAACGGTTCTTCGACCTGTCGCGTGACCTGGCTCAAAAAAGGTAGCGCAACAATTACCGTTACCGCTGCTGAGGAAAAATCAACCTGTTCTGTCGTTGCAAGCCCTGCTACAATTGGCTCTCTTCCCATCGGAACAACACTTTATATCAAAGAAAGCAATCAAAGAACCGCATTTGTTCTTGCAAAGCATGATTATGAAGAAGCTTCTTCTAAGTGGCCAACATTCCCCGGAAACGGAAAAGGCCTTTCTTTGCTCGCTCGTTCTTCCAAGACTGTACTTTCGCATGTGTGGAGCACCGAAAGTGCTTCCTATGATAGTCGTTTTACCAATATATATTCCGGTAGCACTATTGACAAGTGGTTGAACGGCGAATATTTCAGAACGCTTGACTCTAGTATTTCCAGTAAAATCAAGAATACAAACATCCGAGTTTCTCCCGGTCCTCAGACTTATAAAGACGATGATGGCAATTCTCATACGACTGATGGCTCTGCGGTCACTTGGATATCTCGCAAAGTTTTTCTCTTGTCTGCAACAGAACTTGGCATGAGCTCTAGCGTTTCTGGCATTACTAAGGAGGGCACGGCTTTGCCGAATTGCAGTGAAATGCTTTACAACATTATCGGAAGTTCTAATTATGCATGGACTCGCTCAAGATGTTTTGATGCAACGCCATTCGCTTATCCGGAATATTTCAAGTATAACAATTCTGCTGTTGTTTCTCCGGACAAATATAGAGATGGCTATTATACATACACAGAAATTGGCGATGTATCGAAAGAACGTCCCGTTATTCCTGCGTTTACTCTTCCTGCCGCTTTGGAAGTTGACGTTAATGGAAACATTCTTGTTTGATAGGAGAAGCTTATGGCAACATGGATTACAGACCGAACGCAGTCAGATATTGACCGCGTGAACGAACTGCACGATAAAGCCAATGTTGGAACGTGGACAGAAGAAGAGCAGATAGAATGGGCGGCTGGCATGAAGGGCGCGTTGAGTTACATGGACTACAATCGCGTCGAAAGCGGTGTGTCTGAGCTTGCGGCTACACTTGGCGCGTCCGTTTCCATCAAAAAGAATTGGACGGCGGAAGGATACATGACCACAAGCGACGCAAATCGCTGGCTATCGAACGTATCCAACATTCGGGCCAAGTGCAGCGGCCCCGGTGGTCTGCCAAGCACTCCAACCAGCATGGATAAGTTGACGTACAAGACCATGAATGAAATCGAAGAAATTCTGGCCGAGATAGAGCGAATCGCAAACGACCACTTGCTCTACTGTGACGAGCCAATCTGTGGAGGTGAACCTTACTATGGTATTTGTTGACCGCAAGGCAAAGTACCCGGGCCGATGGACAATGAAAAAATCTGACGGCACATCGGAAGTTGTCACGTTGGTTCGCAATGATGAACCTGAGGTTGAAGGCACTCCGATGAACGCGGAGACGCTGAATACTTTAAGTGACGTTGCGGGCGCGGATGTTGCGCGTATACAGGCGGAAACTGCCGCAAAGAAGTCGGAGGAAGACCGTAAGAAAGCGGAAGCTGCCGCAGGAAACGCCGTCAACGACGCAACAAAGCTTATCAAAGGCTACACAGACAGCGCTCTCGCCAGCAAAGAAGCTGCCGAGAAAAGTCGGATTGATGCCAACACATCCCGCGAACAAGCTCAAAAAGCGCAGAAAGCTGCAGAGGACGCCGCAGAACTGGCTGGCTCAAGAGCTGGAACAGATAAGACCTTAAGTAAAGAAAACGCTCCAGCAGATGCAAAGGCTGTTGGGGACGCGCTAGACATCAATAAGCTTATTGAAGCCTTAGATGTAGAAAACAATATCCCTAAAGATTCAGATTACTTTGTTGGACAGCATGTTAATGGCGAAAACGAGTCTGCTGTGAGTTATCGCCGCAAGCCACTGAGCGCTCTCTGGAACTGGATTAAAGCGAAACTTGGAAGCGCTGCGTTCAAAGCAACTCGGACGCTGACGAGTGTAGGACCAAGTGGCTGGAAAGATGCTGCAACCGACCAGCAGTATGTGCCGGATATGGGTTTTATGGCCTATTGGAATGGCGCATACAGCGGAACTTCGTCGAATCTGGCGTACTGTAACCAAGGTGCATTTGGAAGTATGATCAAAGTGGCGGCACGAAAGAATCACAATACAAGTGATACGTGGATTCCAGTCTGGTCAAACGACAATTTGGACTACATCCTGAAAAGCGAGTTGAACGTGAAGTACGCTAATGGCGCAGGCAACGCGAACGGTTTTACCTTTGGTGCACAATCAAGCGACCCCGGTGCGAACTCTAGCTTGACGACCAATAAAGTTCTGTTTGTCTACGAATAAGTTCAAAATGGAGGATGACATGGACGAGAAGACGATCGCGCCGGGCTACGAAGTGCCCGTATTGGACGAAGAGAAGAACGACAACTATGCTGCGGTGGAAGCGGCGGTGAACGAGCACAACGAGACCGCACAGCCGGGCGAGACGTACTGGGGCATCTCCCTCGAAAACGAGAAGTACACCGTATACGAGTACGGCGAAGTGCCCACCCCGCCCACCGAGGAAGAGCAGATAGAAACGCTGCGGGCAAAGAAGCTGGAGGAAGCCTCCGACGCCTGCGAAGCGGCCATCACGGCGGGCATCGACGTACTGTTCGGGGACGGGACGCAGGAGCATTTCTCGCTGGAAGTGCCCGACCAATCCAACATCGACGGTGTGTTCAACGCGGTGATGCTGGGGGCCACGGCCTACCCCTACCATGCGGACGGGAAGCAGTGCAAGCTGTACTCCGCCGCCGACATCGTGACGCTGTACACGGCAAAGCAGAGCACCATCACCCAGCAGACCACCTACAACAACGCTTTGCGGCAGTGGATCGGCCGGGAGACGAGCCTTGAGGTGCTGAAGGGCATCTTCTATGGCGTGGAGCTGCCGGAGGACCTGAAAGCCGAGGTGGCGGACATCCTGCAGAAGGCAAAAGAGCAGGTGGAGGTCATTGCAAAGAAGCTGGAGCCCTCTCAAGCTCGCTGACGCTCGCCAGCTCTCCCAAAGGGCGAGCCCTTGGCAAAGAGGAAAGGCTTGTGCGAAAAATTCAAAATGGAGCAATGGAGCGATGAAACGGGAATTTGTGAAACTATCCATCTTAGCGGCGCTGGGCGGGTTGCTCTACATGGGAGTGGAGCTGCTCTGGCGGGACCGCACCCACTGGACCATGGGCATCGTGGGCGGGGTATGCTTTGTGCTCATCGGGGGCTTAAACAACTACCTGCCCTGGGAAATGCCCATCTGGAAGCAGGCGCTCTGCGGCAGCGCCCTGGTGACCGCCGTGGAGCTGGTGGCGGGGATCATCCTGAATTTATATCTGGGCCTCGGCATCTGGGACTACTCGGGCCTGCCCTGCAACCTGCTGGGACAGATCTGCCTGCCGTTCAGCCTGCTGTGGGTGGCGATGAGCGTTCTCTGCATTTTTGTGGACGACGCGCAGCGGTGGAGGCTGTTCCACGAGGAGAAGCCGCACTACCGATGGCTTTAAGGAGAAATCAAAATGGGAAAGAATTTATTTGTGGGCGTCGGCGGCAAAGCCCGGCACGTCAAGGCCCTGTACGTCGGCGTCGGCGGAAAGGCAAGAAAAGTCAAGAAAGTGTACGTCGGCGTCGGCGGGAAGGCCAGGCTGGTGCACCAGAGCTATGTGGCGGTGACGGGAATTACACTGACACTGAACGACAAATATGCCGACAAACCAACCATCACCGCAGTATTTACACCGAGTAACGCGACGAACCAGAAAGTAACATGGAATACTACAGCCACATCTGTAATATCTGGCATTGGCATCTTAAGCTCAAACGATACGACCTGTGTTCTTTCACATACTAGAAACTCGAACGGAAGTACAATTCTGACGGCAACAAGCGCGGATGGAGTAACCGTACAATACCGTGTAGAGTTTATCTATAGTCTACAGAAATATTGGACCATTACCAAGATATAAAGCGGATGGTGTAAAAAGAAAAAGCAGACAGCTGGAAAGACTGCCTGCGAACCATCGCAATACGCTGTCGATAAATAATCTGTAAAATTTCAAAATGGAGGTGAAAACCATGGGAATCGAAAGTTATTCCCTCGCTAGAATACAATATTCTAATAAACAATAAGGAGGCACGATATGAAAGCACTCTTTGATTTTATCTCCAAGCTTCTTGCAGCCCTCTCCCGCGCTGCCGGAGACAAGGCAGAGGAGCCGGACGCCCCCACTCCTGAAAAAGTGTCCACTGTGGACACCGTACCGGGCTGGACGGGTGAGCCGCCCTACCGCTATCTCGACGTGAGCCGCTATCAGGGCAAAATCACCCTCGACGGCTGGCGCAAGGTCAAAGAGGCTGGCTACAAGGGCGTCATGCTCAAGACGGTATCCACCAACCGAAAGCTCTCCATGCGGTCGGATGGCCTGTACATCGACCCCACCTTTGAGCGCAACTACCGCGGTGCCCGGGCCGCTGGGCTGGACGTGGGCGTCTACTACTACACCTACGCCACCAGCGAAGCTATGGCGGATGCAGAGCTGGCCCTTGTGCGGGAAGCGGTGCGGGGCAAAGAACTCACCATGCCCGTGTGCGTGGACGTGGAAGAAAATAAGCTCAAAAAGCTCTCCACGCTTGACCTCACCAACGTGGTGGCGTATGCGCTGGAAAAGGTGGAAGCCATGGGCTTTTATGCCCAGCTGTACACCTACACGGGCTACAGCTATGAGTTGGACATGCAGCGCCTGGCAGGCCGCTGGGACGTCTGGCTGGCCGACTACACGGGCGAGACGCCCAAGGTGGATTACATCTACCACGCCCACCAGCACACCAGCAAGGGCTCTGTGCCGGGCATCTCCGGTCACGTTGACCTCAACGTGACTGAGCTCAACTACCCGAAAATCATCCGCAAGAAGGGCCTGACCCGTCTTCGGGAGGGCGCATGAGCGACGCGATCATCGTAGCACTCATCACTGGCGGCCTGAGCCTGAGCGGCGTGCTTATCTCTAACATCATGGCCGCTCAAAACATGGACGCCAAGCTGGAAAAACAGCAGGCCATTACCGACACTAAGCTGGACGAGCTGACCCGGGAAGTCCGAACGCACAACAATTTCGCCCAGCGCATCCCGGTGCTGGAAGAACAGATGAAAGTGGCAAACCACCGCATTGCAGACCTCGAAAAAGAGAGAGGAGAGTAATACATGGCAACGATCAATAACATTTTGGGCGTCATTCCCGCTCCTGCGGCCCTCGTGCTCATGCTGGGCGGCTTTATCTTTTACGCCCTTGGCTGCATCCGGCTGGGCTATGGTGCGGCGGTCAAGCCCACCGTGCTCCAGCTCATCGAGCAGGCAGAAAAGGACATCCAGGGCACCAAAAAAGGCGCGGAGCGCAAAGCCTGGGTGGCTCAGATGCTCCGCGCGGCCCTGGCCACAAGCAAGTACGGGAAATTCATCTCGTGGGCCATCACCGATGAGACCATCGGCATCGTGATTCAATTTTTCTTTGACCGCATGAAAGCGGCACTGGAAAAGCAGTAAGGAGGCATAATACATGGACTTGAGAAACACTGTCGAAATGATGCTCAGCAGCGATTACAAGGAGCGTTTTCGCGCGGAGTATTACCAGACCAAAATCCGCTATGAAAAGCTGCACCGCATGACTATCCAGTACGAGGCCGGAACTTTGAATTTTACGCCGTCCTGTTCTTTGGCTCTTTTGAGAGAGCAAAAAGCGGCTATGGGGAGTTATCTCCATGCACTCGAAGTCCGTGCAGAAATCGAAAACATTGATTTAAGCATGAGTTAAGAGGAGATTATTATGGCAAGCACCACATACAGCCATCTCGGTAACGTCACCGAGATGTACGCCGTACAAGAGCAATTTCGGCACATCACGAAAATGGTCTGCGTATGTTTTCGTGGCCTCACGAAAAAATACCATCTCGGTAACGTCCCCGTAATGGTGCGCAACGCCGGAGAGTTGCCGCAGCCTTTCTGGCTCGGTGCTGCCTGTGGCGGCGGCTCGTGTAGTGCTGCCACTGTGCCTGCAAGGACTTGACCGACAGCAGATTACAGCCGCCATCAAAAGCGCACCGCTTGGGAGGGTAGACCGTAAGATAGCCTTACTGCGGTACGTTGAGCGGCTCCCGCTGCCAGACATTGCAGCGCAAACACATTACAGCCGGACGGCAATAGGCTACCGGCTGAAAGGCATTGAAAAAATGCTGAATGTGTGATATAATATAACACGAGTTAAGTGTCTTTAGAATTATATCCTTATTACTGGAGACTAGTTCTATATGACGCAGTCTGCAGCGTAATCTTGATGGGTTCCAGCCATCACGGTTACGCTGTTTTCTTTTTGCGCGGATTATAGTATAATAATCTTAATTGGGTGCGATTTCTTACGAAACGCGTTGAAGCGGCAGGCTTTCGGGTCTGCCGCTTTTCTTTTTGCACGATTTGTGGTATAATAATTTCAACAAATCCACCCGGCCTCTCGAAGAAGCGCATTAGGGCGGATATCTGAACCCGTTAAGCCTCTCAACGATGCGTATCATGGCGGGTCTTTTTCGTTGATACAGTCTCCCACCCGCCTACTTATAGTGCGTACCATGCGGGAGACGCAATTTTGCCACTTCGGTGGCAGGGCGATTACTCGCTCACTTATAATCCATCAGCTTTAGGCTGGTGGATTTTGTTTTATTCGCACTATTTTTGTCGAAAGCATTGCCATATATTGGACGATGTGATATTTTAGCATTGCACTCCAATGTGTGCATCCTTACAGTTAAGCGCTCATGCGGATTTTTCCGTGTGGGCGCTTTTCTTTTTGCTTAAGATAATCAAGCTTTAAGCAAGGTTTAACCAAGATTTTTTGTCCTTCGTTTGACGTTCGTTGTCTTTCGGCTTTTGCTGATGCAGTACACTGGGAGCATCAGGAGGGATGTATTATGAGCTATTATCCTACACCCGGAGCACCTTACGTTCCGCAGCAGCCTGTCAATCCTTACGGCGGCATGGGCACGGTAGGGCTTGTCACTCCCCTACCAAACACGCAGATGCAACAGACACAACCGCAGCGTCCGCAGCCGATGAATGGGCAACAGCCTGTTCAGCAGTCGGCACAGGACGGCGGTTGTCTACTTGGCAGACCTGTTTCCAGCAGAGAGGAGTTCCTGGCGATTCCATCTGATCTGTACGGAAGATGGACGTATTGCCCGGATTTGCGTAGTGGGGTCATCTACTGCAAACGTCTGAATCCAAACACTTGTGAATCTGACGTGTTAGAGTTTTACAGCCCGGAAACATGGCGGCAAATGCAAGCACAACAGGCACAGCAAACCGCTGCACCGACACAGCAGTATGTGCCTATTGAGCAGTACAACACCCTTGTACACCGACTGGATGAGCTGGAAAAGTGGCAGAAGAGCTTTTCGAAACCCGCTGCCGCAGCGAAGAAAGGAGAATAAATAATGTCCTCTCCGTTTGATATGATTACTCACAGCCCTATCATGCAGCTTGCAAATCTGGCTCGCGCCGGGCAAAACCCGATGGGGCTTATCCAGCAGTTGGGTGGGCAGAGCGCCCCTATCATGCAGGGTCTGAACCTGATTCAGGGCAAGAACGAAGCACAGCTCAGGACGATGGCGCAGAACCTCGCCAAAGAGCGTGGCATCGACCTGAACCAGCTGGCAAGCGTCCTGAACCTGACGCTGCCCCGATAACGCATCCCTCTAAGCGAAACGCTTCTCAGTTTTGCGGACTTGACAAAAACCGCTTTTGTTTGGCTTCGCCTACCGCATACGGCGGTGGGATAGCATAACGCAAAACTGAAAGGAGTTTTGTTATGGACGATTTTGCAACTGGCTATCTGGCTGGGCAGGACGGCGGCAATAACAACGGCGGATTCTTCGGCAACGAAGGTCTGTGGGCGGTTATCATCCTCGCCATCATCTTCGGCTGGGGCAACTACGGCAACGGGCGCAACGGCAACGACAACGGTATGGCGAGCTACATCCCCTATCTGGTGGGCACTGGTGCAACCGGTCAGGGCGGTGCAGACACCCGCGCGGCTCTGTCTGAGGGCTTCTATCAGCAGGACACCTCCCGTTCTCTGGCGGGCATCCAGAGCGGTATCTGCTCTCTGGGCTATGACCAGCTGGCACAGATGAACGGCGTCAACACCAACATCGCGAACGGCTTTGCTGGCGTGAACAGTGCCATCTGTCAGCTTGGCTACCAGAACGCACAGCTCGTGAACGGTCTGGAACGCAGCGTGTCTAACGGCGACAACGCCATCAACCTTGCCATCATGCAGGAAGGCAACGCCAGGCAGGCTGGGCAGACCGCACTTGCCACGCAGCTTGCATCTTGCTGCTGCGAGAACAAGCAGCTCATCGGCGACCTGAAGTACACCATCGCAACGGAGGACTGCGCTACCCGTCAGGCTATCGCAGACAACGCCCGCGCCATCGTGGACAACTGCAACGCCAACTTCCGCAGCATGATGGACTACTTCACGCAGGATAAGATTGCCACTCTGACCGCTGAGAACCAGAACCTGAAGTTCGCGGCTTCTCAGGATCGTCAGAATGCGCTTCTGACCACCGTGATGTCCCAGCAGACTGATACCATCCTGAACCGGGTCAATCCTCGTCCGATTCCCGCTTATCAGGTGGCAAACCCCAACGTGGGCGTGAACTGCTGCGGCTGCTGCTAACCAACACACTCCCCGATAACACCGGGTGAACCATCGGGGCAGGGGTGAGACACCTCTGCCTCTGATTTTTTAGGAGGAAAACATTATGGCTTGCAAAACAAGCTGCAAACTCTGCCCCCATCTGGTCTTGAGCCAGTCTGTCACGTTCGCCAACGATACGTTGACCATCAATATCCCTGCTGGCGCATACCAGAACGGAGAGAAGTATTGCATCGTGGTCGCCCAGAGCATCCCGGACACGACCACCATCAACGCCCCTGTGGTCATTACCATCGGCGCAGGCACGACCGCATACCCTCTGACCGACTGCAACTGCGCTCAGGCAACTGCTGAGAGCATCCACACCCGCACCCGCTATGCAACCCGCGTAGCAACGTCTGCCACTGGCACAGGCACGTTCAAATATCTTGGCTGCTTCTGCCGTTCCCACGCTGGTGCGCCCGCGTCTATTTCTTGAGGAGGTGTAGATTATGGGCAAGACTAATTTTCGCCGCATGATGATGCTCCGTGAACACGACAAAAACCGTGAGCCGGAACGTGACCGCCTTGAGGAAGAGCGTGACCGCAGGGAGCGTGAGATGGAACGCCGTCTGCGCAAGCTGGAAGGTGGCAACGACCGCTATCCCTACTATCCGCAGGAGGAGAACCGCTACATCGACCCCTACCCCATCCCCCGCTACCCTGACGTAGAGTATGGGCGCAAGATGCCGCAAATCGGCTTCTCACAAAACGGAGACTGGGATAAACGGTCTGGTCAGTATGAGCATGGCGGTGCAGACAGCCGCTCCATCAAAATGCCACGCCAGCACCTCACCCACGATGAAGCAGAGGAATGGTGCGACAGCATGGTGAACGCTGACGGCACAAAGGGCTGTCACTGGACGCTGGAACAGACGCAGGACGTTGCGAAACAGCGCAACATCACCTGTGACCCGAACGATTTCTGGGCTGTTATGAACATGATGTACTCTGATTATTGTCAGGTCGCAAAGCGCCAGTCCGTTGACACTCCGGGCTTCTACGCTGACATGGCAAAGGCGTTCCTTGAGGACGCAGATGCCGCAGATGGCAAGGCGTATCTCTACTGGGATTGCATTGCCGATAAGTAAAGCAAAACCCCTGTGCGGTCGTTGTGACTACACAGGGGTTCTGCTATTTTAACTTTAGAACTTAGTTTTTATCGTTTTGCTTAATTTCTTCTTCAACCACAATGTACGGAATGCCCTCCAACGATGCCCTAAGTAATGCAATCACCGCTCTTCCAGATTTTCCGTCTGCCAATTTTGATACATCTTTTAGCTTTTTTAAGACATCTTCTCGCTTCACATATTTACCCATTATGATTCTCCTTTGAACTCATCTTTTATCATTTTCCATTTTTGCGCCACAATAATTGCAAAATGCTGTATCTTTGAAAGCATACGGATCCCAGTCGCTTCCGTATGTAAGCAATACAATACTTGGATATTTACAGTTTCCACACACCCACGAATTTCCATCCCATTTCCAACTAGCTACCAGTTTCTTTTCTTTTGCAATTTCAACAGCTGGAAGCTCTCTGATTTCGCTCCATGCAGCCACATAATCGCCATGAGTTCGTTTTACGATATTCATAGCATCTGTCTTTTTGATATATTCGCTCTCAATCATAGTAACAACCTCTCCTAAATCTTAACTTTTATTGTTATTTCGAATAATGCGATGGAGCGTCTTTGGTATAGTGCAACTCCATATCTGCCTTATACATATCAAGTTGTCTTTTACTGTCCACAAGCGTGTTAAAGCTAAATCCCGCCACAAAAGATACGGCGATGGACAAAATCAAGTGCGCTGCAACCCATTTACCAGCAAAGATAAACGGAATCTGAACTGCCACAGCAAAGACATCGAACAAAAGAACGTAAACTCCGTGTTTGACCATTTTCTGTAAACGGCTAATGCTTTCTTCGTAAAATTCCTTCGACCTCATCATACGTCAGTCCTCCATAAAAATTAGTTTTACCGTTTGAGAAGTTCCTTAATGTACAACGTCTCAAAATGTACTAGATGGGGATACTCGCTTCGTGCCATCTTTCCTGCTTTCTCTACAACGTCAAAAATGCTTTCAAAATCATCGTTTATGTTGACAGTATAACACATACATTCATGGTCATGCTTATCGTTCCAGCCTTCAAAAAGAGCAACGAACTTCTTCATACGTCAATCCTCTAAGAAATCCTCCAATTCAATCTTTCCTTCTGCCGCCGCAACCGCAAGAGCGTACACGAACTGCCCAATCGTCATTCCGTGCCGTCTGGCTTCACGGTTGATATACTTGCGCTCTTCCTCGCTCATAAGGATGGTAATGCGCTTTGAACGCTTGCCATCGCCACTTGCAACGCCCTGATGCGATTCCGGCATCTGGATTTTTTTCTTTGTCAAGCCAGCTTCGGCTAGTGCACCGGGAACATCGCTCTGTTCGATAAGGCGTTGAACTTCCTTCGCCTGTTTCAGCTTCTTTGGCTTACTTTCGCTTACTACGGCATTGTTCGGCTGTGTTTCGCTGTCTTTGGCTTGCTTCGGCTTAATACTTCTTAACTGTGCTTCATTAGGCTGTGCATGGCTGTCTGTGGATTCACTGGGCTTAATCTGTGCTTGTTCGGCTTCGTTCGGCTTTGCTTGGCTTACTTCTTCTTCCTTTGGCTCACTTCGGCTTAATGTCTGATCCGAAAAAATAGGCTGGAAATCAAACCCGCCAAGCAAGCCTGTGGATTTTTTGCTGGTTGATTTCATTTTTCTATGTCCTCCATCTTTGCTCCGCAATAAGAGCAAAATCTCGTTTCACGGTGGATTTTCGGATAACGCTCAATTTTATAATGACAGTTTGAACATTCGTACCAGTCCCAACGCTTACCGTCTGCATCTACTCGATGATGAACTTCCCACTTTGCCGTTTCTTTCGGCTGAATTTCATCCATCAATTTTACATGGCGAATCACATTTTCTAAAGTATCGCATACACTTGCTGTTTCACTGCGAAATCTTGCTTGGTCAGCTTGGTTCTGCAAATAGTAATTTACGAGTTCTTCAGAATCAATCAGTCGCATTTTTATCTCCCTCCACAATCATCTTCGCCAACGCCTTGAAATCCTCTGCGCTGGTACTCTTTGCCGTGTCTCCGCCAAACAGGCTGTGCCGCTCTGCTTGCGCCTTACGAACGCCCATAGACGGTCTAATCTTCACGTCTAACAGCGTTGTGCCCATGTTCTGCGCAATCACAGGGAGCTGCTCCACAACCTCTTTGGACAGGTTCTCACGGCTCTTGTACTGGTTCAGAAGCAGACCTTCAATCTTCAAAGTCGGATTGAAGTATCTGCGAACATCGCTGATGGTCTGGGAAAGCTGGCTCAAACCAGCCAGTGCGTAACGGTCTGCTGTGATGGGTACGATAATGCTGTTTGCAGCGATCAGTGCGTTCACAAGCGCAAGACCAAGCTGCGGGGGAGTGTCCAGCACAATGTAATCGTACTGCTCAGACACGCTTTCAAGGGCTTCTCGCAGCCGGAAGTTCTTGCCCATGTCCCGGACAAGCTGCTCGTCAATGTCCTTCAATGCGTTGTCGGACGGAAGAATGTCACCAGCTTCACAGTGTCGGATTCCTTCTTCGACCGTTCCCTGCCGGGTCATCACATCAAACAGGGTGCATACGTCCTCTGTCTGTGCGCCGTATGTGTCTGTTGCGTTGCACTGGGCATCGCAGTCCACCAGCAGGACTTTCTTGCCAAGCAACTGTAACGCGCCAGCCAGACAGGTGCTTGTTGTGGTCTTTCCTGTGCCGCCCTTCTGGTTGGCGACAGCTATGATTTTTGCCATTTTATCACTCTTTCTTTTATTTGCTATGTATGACTACTTCAAGAAGCTATCGTCAAACGTAGCGTAATCATCAAGGTCTGCATCTTTCAAAATGGAGTACATATAAGCGCCGGGGTCTTTTTCAATCTTATCAAGTCGCTCACTGACAAGAATCCTGTATACATTCTCAATGATGTTCACAACAGCTTCTTTTTTCTTGTTAGGCTTGATGTTCGGATACTTCTCCGGTAATCTCTTTGCCACAAGCTTTGCGGTCAAGATACACTGGCTTTTAGACATCTCTGGCGCAATAGATGCCCAATCCACATCCTCGTATGCGCCGCTGCGAGGCTTTCTGGCAGGTCGTTGGCTCTTTGGAACATCTTTTAGCTCTACGCTTTCAACCTCGTTAGCTTCCACGTCTATGACTGGCTCATTAGACTTGAAAGCTACATTGAACTTCACAGCAACCGCATTGCGACCTCTCATGACCTTGTCATATTCAACACACAGGTCTGATACTTCGTTTATTTCAGCTACCGCAATATCAATGACACGCCGCCTAAGATGCTTGAACTCTTGATAGCTAGGTTCTCTTGCACCAAGCTGTTCCCTTAATCTATCCAACGTAATTTCGGGCTGGCTCACGCCACGTCCGATGAACTCTCGGAGAATTGAATACAGCAAAATGCTATACTGCGATTTCATATTCGCTGTGTAGCGCAAGCGATACTTGACATATCCACGCTCCGCAATGTCGAAGAAAACAGGTTGCAGAAGCGGATTGCAACACAATGACACAGTAATATTCATTAAACTAGGTTCAAAGTTTACAGTTGCTCTACTGAACAAGGGATACAAGTCAAACGAGCCTGAACCGTCACCTCTAGGAACTTCAACGGAGTTGTCGATGAAATGCTTGACCTGTGCTTTCAAATTCTTAGAGTTGATTTTCAACCCCAAAAACTCGCAATACTCTTGTAATGTAAACTGAACCGTTGAAGTTTCGGGGTCTCTCGGATTGATGCGGCTAAGATATACTTCAAGTAACCGTAGTTCTCCTGCTGTATAGTCAGTGAACTTTGCCCAAACAAGCTGTCTGCTTTTCTCAACCAAGTTCCCGCCTTTAATATCAGACAATCTTATCGCGCCTCCTCTCATATAAGAGTATATCACAAACAGGTGTACAAATCAATAGCAAGTGTACACCTGTTTCCACTTTTTGTACACCTAACTATCCACATTTCGTACACCTATTTCCACAATCTGTACACCTATATCCATTTTTTGTACACCTCTTTACATTATATAAAACAAGACTATTAACAAGATTATAAAATAACTTCTACTAATAGCAGAAGAAGAAAATTTTCCACAAAATCTTTTCTTTCTCTCTTAAAAAGTGGAAAACACAAAGCAATATTGCTAAATAAACAGATGTTCAACATCCGAAAGGTTGAAACGCTTAACGGTTAGATTTACCTAACGTGTACAAAAAGTGGATGAAAAACTTTTAATTCAATGCTATGGGGGACAGATTGACAAGCCGACCAACCACAGGCAATAGATTAACGATAACTCGTTATTTATTCCGCTCGAATGTTGTCGATTTACAGCCTATGGGGGACGGAATGACAAGGCGAATTTGCCCGATAGGTGTACAAAAAGTGGATGAACGTGGACAAAAAGTTTCTCAAAAACTGCGATAATTCGACAATCAGCGTAAAATGTTTTCTTCGTTGATGGTATAAGAATCGTTTCGCTTCATGGCCGAAGCTTCCCCACAGTCCTGTGCTTGATATAAAATCTGCATATTGGGCTGTGTTCCGTCTGGGTCTGGGTCGGTTTTGGTGGCCTGTGCCATTTCATAATGACCGGTGATGGTACGGCAGACGGACACACGATCACGCAAAGTCGTGTGAAGGTTGGCTACCATTTCGCAAAGAACGGCAAGGTAATCTGAACCGTGATTGCCATAGATTAGATAGCACAGCAGGTCGATTTCTTGCGGATGGGCTTCTTTGATATGCTCTATCAGCGTATCTCTCTTTCTTTCGGTACTGGCATCGCCAGCCAAACTTTCCAATAAGCCAGGATGCAAACAGGTGTCTATGTACGGTTTGGCCGCAACGCCGCAGCACACGAACCACTTTATGATAGTAGGAGCATCTGGGGTCATTGTCCCTTGCTCATAACGAAAAATGGATGTCCGGCCTACACCCATTTTGTCCGCAAGCTTCTGTTGGCTAAGTCCGGATTCCGCTCTTGCCATCTCTAACGCTTTTGCCACTCGTATTCTATAATCATCCATAAATACCCCTCTTTCGACAAAATGATACAAAAGCAAAGAAATTTAACTGATATATTGTTCAAAATGTGAAACAATAATTGAAAAAAGTCGCTGTTCCATTGAAACAGCGAGATGTGGTATAACTGTATTGTCAAAAAATTCCAAAGAGGAAAGGAACAAAAATGAGAGAAACTGTAATCTGGAACCATGAATGTATGCCGATCATCGACGGAATGCCCGCCAGCGTTCCCGATGGGCAACCGCACAAACCTGAACCATGGGAGGAAAGCTAATGAACCGAACCGTAGATGATCTGATTGTCCCATACGCTCGCAGACGGACGCTGGAGCTTGTCCTGAGCCTTTCTGGGTACGAAGCTGATAAAGATGCTTACCTCGAAGCAAAAGGCATCCTGGAAAGCGCCGTAGCCGCCTTGGACGATGGACGCGACCCAGCAGACAGCATCGAACGCATTGACGGTCAACTTGTGGAACTTTGAAAGGAGAAAAAGATGGACTTTACGAATGGATTCTATAAAGTCGAGAACCCTGTCGTTCTTGAAGAAGTGAAAACTTTCCTCCAGTCAATGGAACGGCGAGGAGCAACCGTAAAAGACTTGGACGATGCCATTGTGCAGCTAAACAATGTTTCGCACAGCATTAGCACAAACGCGCTTGTCAAAGCAGATGTTCTGGACAAGTTGCCTGAAAACCCCTTTCGTTCCATGCTCAACGGAATGTTACAAAGCAAAGGGTAACTTAAACTTAATGTGGCTCTTAATCATTGTCATTGCAATTTTTGGCTTCCCTGATGTGAAGTAATGGATGTGAAGAAAACGTTCGATTTTTACGAAGTTGTTAAAAATACATTGACTTGACAACTAAAAGATGTATAATCGTATCAAATGAACATCTGCACTTACCAATCGGGAGGATATGCCACAATGAGTGAACAGGAAAGAGCTAAGATTGACCGATTTATTGCATGGCTGCTGGAACATCCTGAAAAGATTCCGGTAGCGGAGCAAGCCCTAGATTTGGAATAATAGAAAATCCCTTGCGCAGAGCTACACCAGCCCGGCACAAGGGATTCTTTTATTTTACCGGGCATGAACGTCACATCTTCTCGATCAGGTTCATCAGAGCTTCACGTTGCTCTTTCGGCATAGATTCAAGTTTTTTTCTAATCCGCTCCACTGCTGCATCGACTTCACTTTGCGGTTGCTGGGGCGGGTTTTCTTTTTGGTCGCCAGTAAGAAGATAGTCAACCGACACGTTGAAATAAGCTGCAATCTTAGAAAGAACCTCTGTGGACAGGCTCTTGGTTCTTCCAGCTTTCAATTCGGAAAGAAAACTGCGGCGAATCCCAATGTTACTGCAAAGGGTTCCGTCTTTGATGCCATCTTTTTCGCAAAGTGCATGGATGTTGCTGTACAAGTCCGACATAAGAATGCTCCCATATTTGTGCAAGTATACAAATGCACAGAATTTTGTACAAAAGAGTTGACTTGTACAGAAGCCTGTACTATAATACAGACATGGACAGTACAGAACACTGTACAATATAAACTCTCTACACCCTTATATTAGTACAGTTTTCCGTACTTGTCAATAGATTTTAGCAAATGGAGGTGGAATTTTGAAAGAAAACTTCCGTTCTGGCTTTGAGCTGGAAGTGAAGATGAAGCTGTTGCAGCGAGGTATGAAGCAAACGGAGCTGATTCAGGCGGTTCAAAGCGATACTGGATTGTTCCTTGACGATTCGTACCTCTACAAGATTCTTCGTGGCGAGCGAAAGCCGGAGAAGATTATCCAGAGCATCTGCAAGATTCTTGAAATCGAGCAGAATACAGAAAACGAACCTCAGATGTGACTGCAAACGCATTTGAGCAAACAAGCAAAAAAGAAAGAGAGAACCAAAATGACCAAGAAAGAAGCTACCGTTGTCTGCATCAAGCCCATTGTTAAGAAAACCGCAAAAATCCGCATTATCGGCGATTCTCCGCTGATTGTACACGCATGGAGCGAGAAAGCAAAGAAGGAGCTGCTTGCATCTCAGCAGGGTACGAAGCTCAAGAAGGATAAGAAGCAGGCTAAGAACGTCTACGGCGAAATCGCCGAAGCACTGTACTGGATGAACGGCAAGCCGGACGTTGCCTACGCCGACTGGACGGAAGAACTGCTGGACGAGTATGCAGCATCTGAGCAGTTCGGTTTCCCTGCTTGCGCTGTTAAGGCCGCTGCCGTTTCCGCTGCATTCCGTCTGGGCTGGACGAAGGATAAGGTTTCCGCTCGTGGCGCATTTATGATTTTCGGGGACAATGGTTCTGAGTTCATCGAAATCAAGTCCTTCAAGCCGGAAGGTGAGCCGAAGTTTGTAGGCCGTGAGGATTCTGTTCGTATCGGCATGGGAACCGCAGACCTGCGCTATCGTCCTGAGTTCGCCAACTGGTACATGGACGTTACCATCTCCTTCAACGAGAACGGCAACTTTAGCCTGTCAGACATCGTGAATATGCTGAACGCTGGTGGTGACCAGTGCGGTCTTGGCGAGTGGCGCATCGAAAAGGGCGGGAGCTGGGGCGCATTCCATGTTGAACTGAGCGAATAACGCTCTTTTGGCTGGTGAGGTGAGCTAAGGCGCGGAATGTTAGGCCGGATTTCGGCGAGGTATGTTTGTGTCGGTTATGGATTGGCAGTCGGGGTTCGGCTTGTTTAGGAACGTTAGTGTTAGGTTCGTTAAGGCTGGTTAGGCTAGGCGGTCTATGTTAGGTTCCGGCGAGGTTAGGCTGTTAAGGCGGGATGTGGCACGGATTGGCAAGACAGGGCGCCGTGTGGAGTGGCTGGCGAGGCGAGGTGCGTTAAGTTTTGGTGCGTTATGTTGAGTTGATGTGCGGAGCGTTAAGACGCGGCAAGGCTGGCGAGGTTGGTCGCGGACGGCAAGTAATGGTGTGGATGGGCTGGATAGGTGTGTTCAGGCGAGATGCGTTCGGGTGCAGCTTGGTATGTAGCGGCTGGCATGGAGCCAAAAATTCAGAAAGGAGCAAAAATGAACATTAAAACTGGTTATCAGTGGAAGAGCGACAAGTGCTGCTACAAGGCAACTGCCGATGAAGCTGCTGGTGCGTTTGAAGAAATCCGGCAGAACAGCGGCAAGCTCACGCCGGAGCTGGTTGTCGATTATGCAAGACCGAAGGAATCGGTTTTGCATGACGACTTCGAGTGGAGAGACGAAGTTGCCGCCGAGAAGTACCGTCAGGGTCAGGCACGGCACATGATTGGTGCAATCCGTATCACTAGCGAGGATACACAAGAGCCTGTCAGAGCTTACGTCAACGTCACGGTAGTTGCGCCGGATGAACCGCTTGTTCGGTCTTATATGCCGATGAAAGAGGTTCTGGAACACCCAGACTTATACAGCCAGATGATGGCAGATGCTTTCCGGGACGCACAGAGCTTCAAGCAGAAGTACAACACGCTGGAGCGTCTAAAGCCTGTCATGGACGCTATTGACAAGGCGTTTGATGCAGACCAGATAAAACACGAGCAAATGAAAATGGCTGCCGGAATGGAAGCCAGCATCAAGGGGGAGATCAGATGAAACAGTATTTGGATTTGAAAGTTGACCTTGAGAACCCGGATGAAGCTCGGCATACCATTGACGAACTGGTAAAGATGTACGAAGAGGACAAGCTCAAGTGGACGGCAGAGGAACTCACAGAAGCAAAGCATCTGGCGATGAAGATCATGGAACAGTTGTGCTTGGATGGGTATAGCATTGAATGGTGTGGAGTCACGGAAGCGTACTACTACAAGGCAGTTTCTGTTTGGCTTAAAAGCCCGGGCGATGAAAGCTTTAAGCGAAATGCAACGTGCTGCATCCTTTCTGATTATTTTGATACTTGGGTTTCCAAGTGCGTCTGCCTGTGCCGGGCTACCAGCAGGGATGTACCCGCTTTTATCGTCAAAAAGGTCGGTGAGTGCTGGCAATGAAATTTTGTAAAGCGCAAAGCCGTAAGCGTAGATTGAAACTGGCGATGGCAGCGGGCGTGTCTCGGAACGAAGCCAACAAGGTATTGTGGATGGAAAAGATGCTGAACCAGTGCTTTGAACGGCATAACCGGGAAGCCAAGAAGAAAGCAGGAGAGCGGTATGGAGATTAAATACTGCGAGCGCTGTGGAGCTCTTCTTGGAATGGTAGCCACGAATCGAAAATACTGTCTTAACTGCTACAGCATTGCAAATTTGGAGCGAGGCAGAGAACGTAAACGAAAACAAACTGAGGACAAGCGAAAAGAAACCGCAAAACCGGTTCCTTGTGCTTGGTGTGGTAAACCACTTGTGCGGAGAAATGTTTGCCAGAAATATCACGCAGAGTGCTCGAAAGCAGCTTACGCAGACTCACAAAAAAAGCTGCGAAAGAAGTATCGAGAAAGTGGTAAAAGCGACCAGTACAAGAAGCCGGAGCGGAAAAAGGCAAAGCCGAAGAATAAGGGCTACACCATCGAGGAAATCGAAGCAAAGGCAAAGGAGCTTGGCACAACATACGGCAAGGTAGTGCTTGGGCTACAGCTTGGAACGATTGATAGGTGGTAAAGATGAACGGCAAATATTATGGAAAGCGGGAGATTCGATGGCAAAGCCGAGAAGCTGACCTCCTAGAACATATCCACAGAAAGGACTACAAGAAATGTACAAGAACAAAAGATACAAGCAAAAGCTTGCACGGGATGACCTGTCCCCCAAAGCGTACAAGCTCGTAAATGATATGTATGGCATGGCCATCAGTTCCGGCTTGAAGCTGAAAGAAATCCGCATGGTTTGTGTAATGCTGCGCAAGAAAATCGAAGACACAGTTGCAGAATGCGCCGTTGGCGGACGGGAGGACTGAGCATGAAGACGTTGGTTGAACTCATCCTGATTTGGGCTGGGACGTTGGCAATTGTCCTGGCATTCCTCCTTGTGAATATGTGGCTGATGAACGAGATCGGTGTGATGGTTGGCGTTGAAGCTGCGAAATACACTATTGTAGCCGCAGTCATCGCCGCATCGGCTTGGGTATTCGGGCACAAGGGTGAGAAAAAATGACGCTCGAAGATGCCATGAAAGAACGCGGCATTCGTGTGAATGAGCTTTGTCGAAAAAGCACAGTGTCAAGGCCAACATTGGACAGCATTCTCGGGAGAAGAAGAGCCAGGCACAAAGAAGGAATCAGAACAGGGACGCTTTTGAAGATATGCGATGTTCTGAACGCATACGCAATCGTCGATAACTCAAACCCGGATTACTTCGATGTCGTGTTGAAAAAGGTGGAAAAATGAAAAGCGTAAAAGGGACGATATTAGTTACAGTTGGGATTTTGTTCTCGATTTTGTCTGTTGGCTGCGGAGGCTTAATTGAAAACGCAACAACGCTTAGAGCTGGGCTGTTTTACGCTTTTCTCTCAGTTTCGCTTTTGGCTGTGGCACTTGTCATGTGCGCACTTGGCGTTAATGCGGAAAACGAATATGACGACCGTAAAAGCAAGAAAATCAGCCGTGTAACACATCATACCAACAAATGGAGGAATGCAAAATGAACGAAATGCACGATTGCTCCGGCTGTTTTGATCGGTTCGGTGGCGTGACAGAGCCGGATGATGGCATGTGCTTTATGACCAACGAGCAGATGGCAGAAGCCAAAGAAGCTGACCGTCTGGCTGAGATTGAGAGCTTGCGGTATGAAATCGCAGACTTGCAGTATGAAATCGAGGACAAGGAAGCAGAGCTGAAAGATCTCCGTGTACAGTTGGCAGAACTGATGGCTGGTTGATTTTGTACAGCTATATTAAGCCAAAGTAAGAACAATGAAGCCTAATGAAGCCGAAGAAAGGAAATAAAAATGGCAGTATTAGTAATGGTCTACGGCCATTCCGGCAGCGGAAAGTCCGCTTCGCTTCGGAATTTTGACCCGGAACAGGTTGCGGTTATCAACGTGCTTGGCAAGCCGCTGCCGTTCCGAAGCAGCATGAAAACGTACATTACCAATGACTACAGCAAGATTGATGCCGCAATCCACAGCACCAAGCGTAAGTCCATCGTCATTGACGATGCCACCTACCTTATGACCGGCGAGTTCATGCGGAACGCAAAGGTTGCCGGATACCAGAAGTTCACCGACATGGCAGCCAACTTCAACGCCTTGCTGATGCGAGCAAAAGAGCTGCCGGACGATGTGGTGGTCTACTTCTTCGGGCATAGCGAGCGTGACGGCGATGGCGGCGAGAAGTTCAAAACCATTGGCAAACTGCTGGACGAGAAAGTCTGCGTGGAAGGGTACTTCACCATTGTTCTGAAAACTGTTGTACAGGATGGGCGATACCTGTTCAGCACTCGCAACGATGGGATGGACACCGTGAAAACCCCTCTGGGGATGTTCAACGATGCGCTGATCGAAAACGACCTCGCCGCCGTAGACAAGACCATCCGTGAGTATTACAACATCTCGGTTCAGCCGGATAACAAAGGAGAGTAACAGATGAAGAACATCAACTGGAATGACGTACAGGAAGCCACCGAACGCCGTGACTTGCCTGTTGGGGGCTATGTTGCCGGTATCTGCAAGGCAACGGACGAGCCTGCAAAGGAGTACTTGAATATCGAGTGGGAAGTCGCAGAGGGCGAGTTCAAGGGATACTGGCGTGAGCAAACCGCTTCCCTTATCGAAAGTGGCAACCTAAATCCGGGCGAATGGGCATGGGGCGGCAAGACCATCAAAAGCTACAAGAAAAAGGCACTTCCGTTCTTCAAGGGTTTTATCACCGCTGTAGAGCAGTCCAATCCCGGCTACAAGTTCAACAACGATGAAAAGACCCTGCGTGGTAAGCTGGTCGGCGTGGTTCTCCGTGAGGAAGAATATATGGGCAACGATGGGAACATCAAGACGAAGCTTGCCGTTGACCGTTTCACTAGCGTGGACAAGATTCGTTCCGGTGACTATGAGGTCAGACCGAAGAAAACGCTGGCTGGTGCATCTGGTTCTGGCTACTCGCAGGGCGGGAACGATGACTTTTCTGTGATTGAGGGCAGCACGGATGACATACCGTTCTGACCTGTAAAGCGTTGACTGCCTACCTTATATAAGAGCTGCGCTATCTGGCTGGACGGGCGTTTGGAAAGATGAAGCACTTGGGCGACATTACAAAGATTCACGGCGACCAGATAGAACCTGTGGATTGTATCACGTTTGGCAGCCCATGCCAGGACTTGTCCATTGCAGGACGCAGGGCCGGACTTGCAGGAGAACGTTCCGGGCTGTTCATGGAGGCGGTTCGGATTATAAAGGAAATGAGGTCAAGCACAAATGGATTGCATCCAACTTTCGCTATTTGGGAGAACGTGCCCGGAGTTTTCAGTTCAAACGGCGGAGAAGATTTTAGAGCCGTGCTGGAAGAACTTGCCCGCGTGGAACAACCAGACGTTTCAATTCCTAGACCTCCGAAAGGAAAATGGAGCAAAGCCGGAGCAATCACCGGAAACGGATGGTCTCTGGCATGGCGACAGCTCGACGCTCAATATTGGGGAGTGCCCCAGAGAAGAAAACGTATCGCTCTTATCATCGACCTTGGAGGCCAACGCGCCGGAGAAATATTATTTGAGCGCACGAGCCTGTCAAGGTATCCTGACCCGTGCATCCCGACGTGGCAAGAGACTACCGGAGCTGCTGGAAGCCGCATTGCTGGAAACGATCGACCTGTTCCAGTTCTGAACGACCAAGGTGGTGGAGTAATGGGCGTGTCTTATAACGTGACTGGAACATTGCGCGCATCGGAACACGGGCACCAACCTATTGTTCTAGAAAGTAACCAAGTCCATGCAACGGTTTCACAGACCGGCATCTGCCCAACGCTTCCAGCAAGCATGGGTCTTGGCGGCGGGTATGTTCCAATGGTCACGGAAAGAAAAATATTTAATGCACAAGGAAATGGCGACGGCCAGATAGCGCCGATAATCACAGGCGACCACCAAAACAGAATCACAGACTACACAGCTATCGCTATCGAACGTAATACCTTCAACGAACAGTCTTTCAGCCACTATAAGGAAAGTGGAAAATGCTCAACCTTGAAAGCGAAAGCAGGAAACATCGGCAATGGCAGCGAATGCCTGGTTGCAGAGAAAAACGTCCGCTGGATTGTTCGCCGCTTGACACCTGTTGAGTGTGAACGGTTGCAGGGCTACCCGAGCGGATGGACTGACATTGGCGAGTGGACAGACACCAAAGGAAAAAAGCATAAGTCCGCTGACAGTCCACGGTACAAGGCACTCGGAAACAGCATTGCTCTACCGCAGTGGTTCTGGATTGCACAGAAGATGAAACCTTATCTGGTCAAAAATGCCACGCTAGGAAGTCTGTTCGATGGTATAGGTGGCTTCCCGCTTATCTGGCAAAAGACCTATGGAAACGGTACGGCACGATGGGCGAGCGAAGTTGATAGCTTCTGCATTGCCGTCACAAAAAGGAGATTTGGCGAAGAATGATTACCTGTTGTCTCAACTGCGAATCACGCTGCACAGCTTGCCACGACACTTGCGAGAAGTACAAGGAAGAGAAGAAAGACTTCGAGGAGCGCAAGGCGTTTGTGCATGAGCTTAACAACAGCCAGAGCGTGTACCACCGCAACTACGAGGACAAGCACCGGGAACGTGGAAAAAAGCGGTTTCTCGGAAGTGAATTTAGAGGTGAACGATAAATGGGAGCTTTCATTGCAAGACAACCTAATGGTCTGCTGTGCCGGTTTTCTTCGGTGGTCGATTGCATTACCGATTACAACATGACCGAAGAAGAATATATCGAAATGTGTGCAGAAAAAGCACGAAAAGAAGCACGAGATGTTCTTGACCATTATATTGAGCCGTTTGAGATTGTTGACAGGTGCTTTTTTCCGAACAACATGACAGTGGAAGAACATAAGCGAATTATGAAGGAAATGGAAAAGCCCGCTGACAAAGCAACTCATATTCCGTGAATTTGGAGGTAAACGAGGATGAATGAATGGAAAGATATAGTGAAAAATCCACCTCACAAATGTGACGGAGATTCGATGGGAAACATTTTGGTTTGGTATAGCAATACGGAACATGCAGGAATTGTGAATATGACCCTTGCGGAGTCGTTTCCTGACAATATGCCGTTCTGGATGCCACTCCCAAAACGACCAAAGGACAACGCATGAACACCGGCAAGCAGTTTGAAGCAGACTTCAAAGCATCCGTCCCATCCGATGCGTGGTGCTACCGGCTGAAAGACAGTGCCGCCACCTACTACGGCGGCAACGAGAACCTGTCCTTTTCCATCGATAACATCTGCGACTTCCTTGTGTACCGATACCCGATGAACCACCTGTTTGAACTGAAAACCATAGAAACGCCCTCTATCCCTCTGGAAAAGGTGTTCGGTAAGTACGACAAGGCAAAGTGCAAATACCGCAAGGAAAAGCACATCACTGACATGGTGGAAGCAATGGGGTACGGCGGTCAGACCGCCCATGTGATAGTGAATTATAGGGCGGTCAACCGCACCTTTGCAATCTCTGCCAGCAAAGTTTTGGCGTTCCGTTACAACGAGAGCCGGAAGAGCATCCCTTGGCAGTGGGCAGAGCAAGAGGGGATAGAGGTCAAAGCAAAAAGGCTGCGTGTCCATTGGCGGTATGACGTGGATGAGCTGCTAAAGAGATTGGAGAAAGAAAATGAAATGTGATAGATGCGGAGAAGCGTTTGAATACTACGACAACTCCCTTTGTGGGAACTCAATCCAAAAGACGCTTGTAAACGAAAACAAAAATTTGGTTTACCCATCGTTTGAGGGTTGCCCGCCGATTTGCCTTTGCCAACATTGCATGGCAAAGTTGAACGACTGGCTGAAAGGAGAACAAAAGTGAGTAAGAAAATTTCAGACATTCTGCCCAAGACCGAAATCTTGGCGCAGCTGGCAGAAGAAGCATCCGAACTGGCGCAGGCTGCGTTGAAGCTGCGCCGTGCGCTGGATGGAACGAACCCGACACCGAAGAGCGTGGCAGAGTGCGAAGCAAATCTGACAGAAGAAATTGCAGACATAAATAACACAGTCAAAGTTTTATGCGATGCTTGGTTTGGATATGACATCGATTCTGAATGCAAATTTTGGAACGCAGAGTGTGAAATTGAGGATGCTAAATACAAGCGCTGGCTCTCTCACCTTGAATCAAAGGAGAATAAAAATGGCTGAATATCATGTTGGATGCGGGCTATTCGGAACCATCTATGCCGGAACGATGATGAAGCAACGGAAAGATGGATTGCAACTATGGAGAAGCAAGTCTGATGTGACCGATGAAGCGGTCTCCGCTGTTCTGTCTCATTTTGTTATTGAAATGGATAGTTTAGACAAAGCGAAACTCGAAAAAGTGTGGGGCGTTATTGGAAACAAGAAGCTAAAAGTTACATTCGAGCTTTCCGCCGATAAGGAGCAGTCAGATGAATAAGCACAGAAACCGCCCCTCGAATGGCAATCAGGCAATGTCATCCAACCTCCGCAAAATTGCACGGCAGAACCAGTTGTACGGCTTTCGCATGGCTCTGGATGGTGTCACCGCCACATGGGGCGCACTGATCCAGAATCTTCGGTGCGATGCAGACCTGACCGATGAACAGGTGCAGAAAATGATCCGCATTGGTGACAGGTACTGGGAGATGGTCGGCAAGTTCAAAGAAGAGGACATGACCCCTGACGAATTTGCAGATTACATCACCGCAAAGTCGGAACAGGTCGAAAAAGAGCTGAAAGAAAGGTGGAGCTGATAACAATGTTTGAATTTGCAACTCGCTGGCTGGTCTGCCTAGTCCTGTTGGCGGTGGTGGTTCAGTCCGAGCGTACAATCAAAAACATGGCAGACAACCTGTTTGAAGAGCGTCAAGCAATGCTCGTCTGGATGTTCGTCAACGTGTGTTTGGCCGTTTGTACGGCTGTTGTGATGGGGTAAAAATGATGATTCAGGATATCAACATGGTAGGGCGTGAAAGGCTGGCTTTTCTGTATGGTCTTTATAGTGGCTGTGCGAAATCCGAAACTGAGCTTAATATCAAAGGCATTTATCAGGAAATGGATTCCGAGTTAGCTTGGTGTTTGGGATTCAACGAGAACTACAGCAAATGTTATGAGATGAACGGGGAATAACCAATGGACAACGAACTTTACTGCCCGATGAAGATGACCAGCAATCCGCTTGGTCGGTGCGTTTGCGAAAAAGAGAAGTGCGCTTGGTGGCGGCAGTTGGACAACTGCTGTTCCGTCTGGCAGATTGCACGGAAACTGGACAGCATTGAAACAAAGATGAAAAGGTGAGAGCATGAAACTGGTTGATGTTGATCCAATCATTGCGGCGTGGAAAACTGTTGGCGTTGATAAAAAGAATGAAGCGAAGCCGTTTTTGGACAGCAAAAACTTCATCGTATACATACAAGGACAAATCAGAAGCAGCATTGGAGATGTGTTTTTAGATTTAGCAAACGTATTGGAAAAATCTGAGCCCGCCAATATATGGTTTGATGCCAAGAAAGTTTTACCCGAAAAAGACAAAGAAGTTCTCGTAAAAAGAGAAAAGTTCGGCATTGAAATTGCGTTTTTATCTTATGACGGATTATGGGAAGACGACGAGTGCATTGTACTTGGAGATGTAACTCATTGGGCGTATCTTCCTGAACCGCCAAAGGAGGTCTGATACATGGCAACACCCCCGAAGCGTGGTCGTGGCAGACCGCCGCTGACCGAAGCTGAAAAGAAAAAGCGTGAGAAGCGGGCACAAAAGGCGAAAGAAGAAGCCGCTGCGAAACGCGAGAAAGAGCGAGAGAAGAAGAAACAGCAGATGCTTAACAAGCGGAAATCTATCCGCTCACAGGTGAGTAAAAAGGTGAAAGAACAGCAAGAGCTTGCTATCGAAAAGTCGAAGATGATGAACACAGGCGATTTGCAGTCGAGAATCGGCGATGAAGAGGACAAGAAGGTCATCGGCATGATTGCAGCCAAGTATTTTGGCGACCTTCCGAGCGTTGATATGAATAACCCGATTGAAGTGCAGCAGCGTCTTGACTTCTTCTTTGACGCTTGCATCGAAGCCAGAATCTCCCCTGTGGTGGAATGGATTGCACTGGTGCTAGGCATCGAATGGGTGAGCCTGAAGCAGATTATGGCGGGCAAGCGCCGTGACGACAGCTTGCAGCAGAAGTACATCCTGAAACTGATTCTGCAAATGCAATCCATGTGGGCGTACAACGGTATGTACGGTCAGGAGAATCCCGCAGAGTGGATTTTCCGAGCCAAGAACTATTTTAGCATGCGTGACAACGTGGAAGTCACCGTTGCACCGCCCGAACAGCCGTTGGGCGATGCTCAGAGCGCAGAACAGTTGGCTCAAAAGTATCAGACGGCTTTGCCGAAAGGGATTGATGTGGAGTACAAAGAGGTGGCAGAAGAGGTGGTCGAAAATGACTAACGGCGATTTTATCCGCTCCATGACGGACGAAGATATTACAGAAAACTTTACGCGGGGCATCTGCGAACTTATCAAACATCGTGACCCGGAGCGTTGCCAGAATCGTGAGCATTGCTTTCATTGCGTCAAGGACTGGCTGAAAGAGAAAAACAAAATCATGGTGAGGGCTGACAAATGGGAACTTTGATTGACTTCTCAGACCCCTGCCTACGCACGTTCCTGCCTGTTCTATTGCAAGACCACACGACAGGCAAGAACATTATCTGGGCGACAGACCCGCCGCCTGAACTGGGCGTAGGCTTTGCAGATGAAATCACACTGGAACAGTTGGACAAGGTTCAGCTTGTCCCTCGTGTGCAGAAACGGCTTGCAGACCAAAAGAAGCGAACCAGCAAGAAAGCGGAAGTGTTTACGCCGACTTGGGTTTGTAAGAAGATGGCAGACGTTGCAGAAAACGACCTGAAAGGTGAGGACTGGAAAGAGTACATCAACAAGACTTGTCTGGAAGTCACCTGTGGAGAAGCACCGTTTCTGACAAGCCGATACGATACCACGACAGGGCAGATGATTGCCGTGCCGGACAGAATCGGTCTGCTGGATAAAAAGCTGAATGTTCTGGCAGAGCAGTTCCATGACTACGATATGTGGATGTGCTGGGCGATTAACGCCTACGCATCGACATACGGCTATGAGTGGCAAGGGGACAATCTCTTGCTGGCAAGGTGCAACCTGTTCCTGACGCTGATTGAGAATTTTATGTATCGGTTTGATGCAGAAAAGCTGGAAATCGGCTTCATGCCCATTTTTCTTGACTGCATCGCAGATACCATCTCGTGGAACGTCTGGCAGATGGACGGTCTGAAAAAGACCGTACCCGGAACGGGCATTCCGTGCAAAATCAAAGACTGGAAAGCAGACAAAGAAATCCTGTTTAAGGACGTAATGTAACATGGCTGTTTTAATAATTATTGTTGGCATTGTGTTTACATCGACCCTGTTCTTCATCGGGTGGCTGATTGGCTACCCTATTTACAGAATATGCAAAAGAGAACCTGTGTTTTACGATTCAAATTATGCTCTCGGGTTGTGCTTGCCTTCGCTGGTTGTAGCTGTATGTAGCCTTATCATTCAGATTATGGCCATTATGGGTCAATGAGAGGTAAAAGTAATGCAGACTGACAGAGGAATCTACCACAAACGAGTGTGCGACCGCTGCGGAGCGGTTCTGGGTGGCAGGATGATGAATCCTGACGAATACTTCAAGGACTGGGCATGGCGCAGGGACACAGGCGACCTTTGCCCGGAGTGCTATGCAGAGTATAAGCGAGTGATCGGGCGGTTCAACAGGGGAAAGAGAGGGAAGAGATAATGGACATTTACTGCACCGCCGAACATTGCTCTTGCATGGGAATCAAGCAGTTCTCCGCTGGCAAGGCTATCCGATGCACAGCAGAATATTGTGAGAACAAAACTGAGCCGTCCTGTGGCTCTTGCAAATGGTACGCAGAGCCGGAGGGTGTATGCGTGAACGACCAGTCAAAACACGTTGCAGACTTCGTGTGGGACGAACGTGGATGCAAGGAATGGGAGAGGAAAGATGAGCTATGATATTTCTCTGTGCGACCCCGTAACGCACAAACCGCTCAAAGCGGATAGTACACATTTTATCGCTGGTGGTATGCGCGCTATGGGTGGCACAAAAGAACTGTGGCTCAACATCACCTATAATTACGGTCACTTTTATTATCGCCCAGAAGTATTCGGCGAGGGTGGCATCCGCTCCATCTATGGCAAAACAGGCGCAGAGAGCATCCCGATGCTTGAAAAGGCTATTTCTGCATTAGGTGATGACGTGGACGATAGCAACTACTGGAACGCCACAGAGGGTAACGCCAAACGTGCCCTGTACGGTCTGCTGGCGTTTGCAAAGATGCGTCCTGACGGCGTGTGGGACGGAGATTGAATGGAGAAAAGGTAATGCCGATATATGAGGTCGCTTTAGGCATCGTTTTGACAACAATGGTGGGTATATTGTTTGTATCTCCTATTTATATGTTTGAACGATATATCCTTTGGAGCATTTTGGATGAATATATTGATAACACCATTATCAAGGCTGTTGCTTGTGCGGTTATCAATGTTGGTATTTTCTGGATTGGATATGTAGTCGTTCTTGCTACTGCGGGGTATAAAAATGGCTAACACTCTTTGGCATTCAGCAAGCGAACCGCCACGAGAGCGGACACAGCCTTTATTGCTTGCGACTAAGACAACGTGGCGTGATAAAGATGGAAAATTGTTGCAAGGAATCTCGCCGACAGCGTACTTTCTAGGCTGTTACGCAGACGGTCAGTTCTGGGATGAGATAGGCGAGAGACTGCCGAAAGATGTGACGGTGACGCATTGGATGGCGTTTCCGATGGTATAGGAGGACAATATGAGCGAAAACAAAGTGATTTGGCACTCCATTGAAAAAGAAGGGCTTCCGCCTAACAATTGCGATGCGGTGCTTGTTTCTATGCAACCCTTTATTGGAAACAAACCAGAAGTATTCGAGGCAGTTTGGAATGGTCGATTCTGGGCTGATGCCTACGAAGGCTACTACAATGTCGAGAAAAGCGAGTTTGGCGAAAAGTACGCACAAGTGACGCACTGGGCGTATATGCCAGAGCCACCAAAGGGGGATTGAGTATGACGAACAAGAAGTTTGGCGTCATCGTTATGGACTTGAGCCTTTTTGATTTCGGGCCGAAGCCGCCTTGCGGGTATATCAAGGCAAAACATATTCGCCCGGCATACGGAAAAGGCGAAAGGCCTGTAAAGGCGCATAAGCGAATCACGAGAACGAGAGAGGGATTTAGAAAGTGAAAAAGCTTAAATTTCCTGAGGATTTCTTTGCATACGACAACCCAGACTGCTCCGACAAGGACATTGAAAAAGCCGTAAACAAAATGAAGAACTGGATGAAGGGCGAGACATACAAGAGCAGCCCCTGGTTCTTTATGGCAGCTGGTAACTATCTGATTGTCGGTCTGATTGCTGAGGACGGGCAGAAAACAATCTACGTTGCACGGCAATATTATGAGATAGTCAACATTCCGGGCGAAGGCTGGCTTCGTGAATCTGACGCTGAGTGCCTGTTTTAATGGGGGATAGGTATGAACAAAAAACGAGACAGCTTTACATTCCAACGATACTACTTTGAAGCCATCTCCACGCTCAAAAGTAAAGAGAAGTTGGAACTCTACGATGCAATCTGCGCATACGTTTTTGAAGAAAAAGACGCAACTTTGAACTCAAAAAAAGC